ATGCAATTTATCAACATCGCCAATGAGGGCGTGAAAACCCTTGCCCCTTATCAAGCAGGTAAGCCGATTGAAGAACTTGAGCGTGAGCTTGGGATTTCAAATATTGTGAAACTTGCCTCGAATGAAAACCCCTTTGGTTTTCCTGAAAGTGCGAAACAAGCGATTTTAAAGCAGTTGAATGATTTAACTCGCTATCCTGATGCGAATGGTTTTGAGCTGAAAGCGACCATTGCGAAAAAGTTTGGGGTTCAGACGAACCAAATTACGTTAGGTAATGGCTCAAATGATCTGCTTGGAGCTGTTCGCCCATACGTTTGCCAGTGAAAAAGATGAAATTATCTATCGCAATATGCCTTATGTCTATCCGCTTGTCACCGACTTGTATGATCGATAACCTGTTTGTCAAAGCCTAAAAGTTTAGCTTGTCCCATTACTGCATTTACCGCAGATGAGAATTGGGGGGTATCACGCTCCATCGCCTCGTTATAGATACGCTCTAGCTTGCCTAACAAGTTATCAACGGTAATGTTATGACGTTGTTGGTGACCTTTTTTTAACTCTTCCAACCTTACCGTAACATTACCGTTCTTATTTAACAGTTCGCTTGCTTTTACTGCGATAACTTCATTATTCATTTTTGAACAATCGTAAGCCTGCCGATAAGCCTCACTCGCATTGCCAAGCTCAATATAAAGCTGGCAGAATTTTTCTTGCTTAGGTGTTAACCCACGACCTTTAGACGTGGATTTACCCTCGTCTTTCTTGGTCATAAGATAAATCCTTAAAATTTGTTATATATAAATCACATCACTTGCGTATTTTCTCGGGGATTTATCTAACAACCCCAAAACCATACGCAAATTATGTGGCATTTGATTTACATAAAATAAAAGAGCGATCATCTGACCGCTCTCTATCGTGACACAAACACTAATCAGCTATTTAAACCCTTGCTTAGTTCGTGCTTGCCATTCTCTAATACGTTCAACCTGACCCGCACATAAGTCACGTTCTCCCATCACCTTAACGAGATACTCGATAGCATCACCATAGGTTGTGCCACCAAACTCTGACCGCTCACACTGCACTAAAAAGGCTTGCGGAGGATATAAATACTCAATCTTTGTCTTTGCTGTGCAACCGCTTAAGCTCATCGACAACAGGACGAGGCAAAGCAGTAACGCTACACGGCTCTTTCTGTAAAATAGCTTTAATCTGTTCATTACTCTGCTCCACCTGCTTTCGCAGTTTATTTGCAATACTTTGCTGATATTCCACCGCTTGTCGCTCTTGTTGCAGTTGCATTGTCAGCTTACTGTTTGCTTCTTGCTGTTGCTCAATAGTTTGGGCTTGCGTCTGGTTCTCGGCTGTTAATGCACTTATCCTCTGTGACTGACCCCATAGCCACGCACACAAGCCCAAAATCAATGCCATTAAGATTTTATTAACCCAGCTAAACATAACGCCTTCTCTTTCTCACGACGAATTTCTAACCCTCGTAACTTCTTGCCACCTGAATAAACCCATTTAGGCAACTCATTACAGGCACCAACATAATCGCCTGATTTGATTTTACGAAAGAACGTCGATTTACTCACCGTGCCACACCCAGCATTAAACGTCAGCGAAGTAGCAACATCAAACACCGATTGCGGAATATCACCACCATTTGCGTAACGGTTCACGCATTTTTCCGCATTTTTAATATCGACCAACCAACGCTCTGCAATCTCTTTGTCCGTGTAAACTTTTCTTTCAATCTTACCGCTTGACGCTTCCGTTGAACCAATGCCAACGGTAAGCACATTTGCAGGACACAAATAAGGCTCACGTTTACAACCTTCTGCATCGCCGATAATTTCAAGCCCTTGCTTACTTGTACGAAATTGACCGTGAAAATCTGTATTCAACACCGCAATAATGGCACTGACAAAACAAACCCCACCGCCAACTTTACCTAGTGTTTTTAGCTTGCTCATTACTTAACCTCTCTGCCCTTACCCGATAAATCTGCATTCTGATTTGATGAGCTTCTTCGGCTCGCTCACGTTCACGACGCTTCGCCTTACCTTCGTCACAGCGTTGATACAAGTTCGCACACGCCGTCACAATACCAATCGCAAGACTTAAAATCATTAAATTCTGTTGCTCACTCAGCCACGCAATAATCCCACTAAATCCAGACCAAATATACGTCTGTGTTCCCATATCTCTCATAACATTTTTCATACCTTAGCCCTCGTTTCAGGCAATAAAAAAGCTCAGTCCGTAAAGACTGAGCTTGGTTAAAAAAACTGCTAGAATATTGTTCCCCAACAAATAAACTAGCAGAGGATTAAATTATGTACTTTCGTGAAGGTTATACCAAATTTCCATATCGACCATCAAATGGATCTGAAGATTGCCAAAATCCAACACCAAATGCAGGTGGAATTGATTTAGTTAATCATCCTGAAAAAATAGATGAAATCCTAGAAATTGCTCAACTACCAGAACTTAAAACCACACTTATTGAACTTAACAAGCCTGATAGCCCCTTTATCACACTAGGTTGTTCTCACTGGATAGGAAAATATGATAATAGCCATTTCTCTTATATTGAATTCACATTTAAAGATGCCAAAATTGCAAATAACTTTAACTTCTTAGTTCAACTCGAAAAGGATCTTCACCTTTTTTTCATAGAAAAACTCACAACAGGTTTTACTAAAGAGCAGCGAGATTCTTACGCAACTTATCTAAAAGATCAGGTTCAAGTCTACTTTCGGAAAATCCAATACCAAGACGACTTAGAGCTTCGCAACCTGCTAGGGTTAGAGTTCCACTTTCAGGATCGACAAATGGTCGATTTTCACCATAAAGCTCTGCGGCATTTTTTAACGCAATATTTAGTTCTACCATTGTGATAACCTTTATCAAATTTACTCAGTACCACTAGATATGTTTAATCTTGTGGTACGTCATTATTGCCAGCAAATGGATAAATTTTCCTATTTTGGAAGTGAGGAACGCAGTCTGATATACGTCGAGATGGCCAGCCAGCGGCATAGTGACATTGAGATTTTTCTTGAACTACTTCACCGTTTTTTAACAGAATATCTCGTTGTTCCATCCTAACCCCCAAACAAAAAGCCCCGACCGTTTCCGATCAGGGCTACAAAATCATTTCGCTTTCTCTCGCTTGTACGAGTTGCAAGCATAGCTGAAATGTACTACTTTTCTCGCACGACGTCAATCACTTTTTGAACAATTAAAATTCACACGACTTCACAGATAATCGTTGTTGATTAATCTGTGGCAATTTTCTTTTTGCCGTTTATCATCTTCATAAAACGGCGTTTTTCTTGCCACTCTCTTGAAAGCAAATCTCTCAAGCGGTAGTTTTCTGCTTTTAGTTCCTCAATTTCTGCTTGTAATTGCTCAATTAGCTCAACTTGTTGCTTTTGTTTTCTGAAGTTAAACATTTGATAACCTTGAATGAAAATCTGAAAACTTACAAATAATTCTTGATAAATTATTATTTGTAAATTATAATATATTTGTTTTCGCAATAGGGCGGAAATAAGAAGAGCGGCTTTCACCGCTCAACTAAAAATAGGAACTAAGACGATGAAAACCTATCAAATCATCATCTTCTTAATTCTGATTGTGTTAAGCTCATCAGCTTACTAATCAGATAAAGTCCTAGCGGTGGTTGCCCCCACTGCTAGGCAGTTCCTAAACTATACAACCAACGTTTTAAAAAATCAAGTAGGTAACTATGGCAAATTCAATGACTGAACATTCTCGCAAACTTCGTTCTAAAACTGCGAACGAATATAACAAACGTATGCTTGCTGAAGGCAAGGTTAAGCAATTTTCTGTGCGTATGGAAACGCCTGTTGCGGACGAATTTGTGGCAATACTTGCTGAAATCGGCGGCAAGAAAGCCGAAGCCATTAAAAAACTTTGTGAAATTTATCGGCAACATCAGGCGTAGCAATACGCCTAAAACTTCAGTCTAATCAACCCCGAACCAAACACGGCCCCTTCCATAAAATCTCGTGCGGTGCGTAAACGGTTATCAAATGTAGTAGGTGAAATATGCATTTCAAGACAAATATTCTTCTTATCCTGCCCCTGTAAAAACCACCGCCATTAACACCTGATAGGCTTCTAAGTTCAAATCGTGTAATGTCATCACAGCTTCATCTAGCTTAAGATAATGTTCCTCTGACAGTTCATCAATACTATACTTGGTAATTTTAACAGTCGCCTCAGGCATAAAGGATTGTAATGATGGATAACCACGGCACCCACGATGAGAAGCCCAGCGACGAACCCAAACATTCAAAATATCGTCAATGCTGATATGCAATCTAATCATTTCAACTCCTTAATCTTCGCCCTATACGTTTTAATAATTTCCTTACAATCCTCATCCGACCACTTCACAGGAGGGTGATAGCTTTCCAATGCTTCTACTCGCTCTGCCCCGATTTTACGTACAAGGTTGATACGGTATTCTGTAATGTTTCCGCTCAAATGATTGTTACAAGCACTGCATTGTTTATGAACATTGTCCTCATTAAATCTCAGCTCTGGCATCGCTTTTACCGTGCGATAATGCCCTGCGTGATATTGACCTTGATGAAAACGCTGGCACGAAATACAAGGCTCATCTTTATCTCGTAAACGAATGTATTCATTAAAAACAGCCTGAGCGTCTTTAAGCCATTCAGAACGAGATTTTAAGCGTTCTCTCGTTGCTTTAATCTTTGCCCTTTCTTCTCGATTTCGCTTTTCTATGGCTTTTTGACGTGCTTTCTCTTGGGCTATTTTGGCAAGTTTCACACCACATTCAGCACTACACCATTTTCTAAAGCTATCCGCAGACTTAAACTCACCACCACAGCATTTGCATTTACGCTTTTTCACTTTCGGCTTTATCATTAAATGCCTCCAATTCTTCCTCACTCCACCGCTTAGTGCACTTCAAGCCAGTACATTCAAACGGCTTCTCCTTATTAATCTCTGACTTTTTCAGAAAACCTACGCCAGTCTTTAAGAATTGATTGGCAGTTTGGGCAGAAGTAACTACTCATTGTGTTTACCTGTTTTCTTGTTGTTCTTTACAGTTCTACAGCCAGCATAAGCAAGAGTTGATATAAAACCGACCGTAGCTAATACTGGATACCCAAAATAAACCAAGACCAAGCTAATAGTTAACTCACTTATAATCATTTGCTTGGCTCTGTTTTCCGTGAACAAAAACTTAGTGGGCTTAATAAACGCAGACATTAAAGTTAAAATAGAAAATGCCCAGAAAGCCCAAATATAAACATTTACTACTGCACTATCCGTGAGATACAAGTGCGAATAAACAAAGCCACCAACAATAGCTAAATCCGCAATTAATTTTCCAAAAGAAAAAGATTTAATTTCCATCATTTCACCCCCCAAAAATTCCCATCTGTCATTAAAAACTGCACCCCATTAGAAACACCCCACGAAGTTGCATATTCGATTAAACTTGCCATTCGTTTTACGCTCATTTGAGCCGTACTCTCACGAATATTCACTAATTCGCCTTCCAATCCTGTGACCAAACAAGAACCTTCTTTCGTTGCTTCTGCGTGAGCAGAAATTAAAAGAACCTTCCACGCTTCAAGCGGTAGCCATTCGCCGTTAAATTGCACCTGTTTAGCAATATCGCCGCACATTGCGTGGAATTTGGCATTTTGCTCAAGGTTGCGAGTAATAGGCTTCACTTCAACCACTAACGGCTTTTTCTCATCTATTGGCAACGCTTTCACAAATTCAAGGGCATTGTTTTTAATTTTCTCAGTGCGTAAAAAGTATTTTCGCTTATGCTCCATACCTACCAACCTGCTCTTTTCTAAAATACCCACCTACCTTCTTAATAAAATCCAAACTCATCTTCTCCCTCTAACCTGTTTCAACAAACCACCCCAGAAAGCCCTCACCTTTTCACTATTGACTGCTTTCACTTCTTGAGGTAATGCCAGCTTTGGTTCTGGTAAAACCTCCCCCGTTTTTAACCGCTTGCTCATTTTGACGAGGGATTTTTTAATCTCATCTTTGAGTTGCTTATCGCTCCATTCACCAGTCCGACAACGCACATACAAATTGGTAATCAAGTAATACTCCGCAGTAGAAGCAAACTTAAACTGCTGGATTTCTTCCATGCCAAACCTCATAAACGCTTGTAACCGCTGGTAAAGTCTATCTTCATCAGGCAAACCTAACGCTTCGTAGTCCACCGTTTTGCACCACTCCACAAACTCGCCTACGCTTGGCCAGAATGGATTTTTGGATTTTTTCGCTCGCGCAATCCCGTTTTGCAGTTGCTCAATCGTCGTAATTTTTTCATTCACCAACGTTTCAAGCCAAATCCGTTTTGCTTCACGGTAACTGTCTGCATCAGGAAATGAATTTTTCCATGCAGGAAAAATCGCCCGAAGCTGAATGAATAATTGATTAACGGTTCTAATCGCACCGTCAGGAATTGCCGTTGTCTTTGCTGGCACTTGGTAATTTGGCTCTTGCCCGACAAGGCTTTTCAAGTTCATTGATGCCACGTTTTGCATTAACTTCCCCTTAGCGTGATAGACATACCTTCCGCCCAGTTGCCTTCGTCATCAGGGATAAACGGCTTGGAAGTATTACGAGCGGACGGATTTTGTGGATTTTTTGCAGAAACTCCGTCATTTTGCCAATCCCAACCAGCATTGAACCCACGCCAACCACGCTCAATCGAAATCGCAATGGCTTGTTGAATAGGAATTTTGGCTTTGTCCGCCTCACGCTGAAAACCTTTCAACGCAGTTTCGGTGATCGGAGCTTTGAAAGATTTCCGATGAACGATGAAATCTTTTGCCAGTTGTTCGGTAATCCCAAACTTTTCCAACAAAATCAAATCTGCGGATTTTTTCTCGCGCGCGTTTATACTTCCCGTCAGGGAAGTATTATTGTTAGTATTCTCTGAAGTATTCTCTGTATTAACGAATGGCGGTTTTGCTTCTTCCCGAATGTCGCTTTCCGCCATTGGGGAATGTTCATTAGTGACATTGGGTAATGGCGGTTTTGCTTCTTCCCGAATGTCGCTTTCCGCCATTGGGGAATGTTCATTAGTGACATTGGGTAATGGCGGTTTTGCTTCTTCCCGAATGTCGTCCATTAATGCATCAAATTTAACTAAATCCAGTTTGAAATAAATGCGGTGCTCTAAGCGTTTGTGAGTTTCAACCAATATGCCTAGCTCAACTAATTTTTTGCGAGCCGTTTCTTGCTCACGGCGACTTAATCCCGTTTCCTGCTCAAGCTCAGCTTGTGTTTTATATACGCCTAATGGGTTTGAGGTCTTATCCTGCCAAAAGAATAATTGCCCAAATAAAATTGCCGCTGTCACACCGCCTAACGGTTTTGCTAATTGTGGATAGTACGCAATAGGTTGTCCCAGTTGGCGTAATTTTTGGCTAAAACTCATAATCCCACCACCTTATCTTGAGTAAATACGCCATTCCAATTTGCTTTCATCGGTAATTCTCGCTTTGTGTACCACTCATAGAGCTTTGCCGCCCCTTTCTTGAGTAAAACAGGTTTATATGCCACAAACGGATCTTTTCCGTGTTGCGAAATCTCCGTCGTTTCTTCCGTCAAATACTGATCACGAGCGTACGACTTCACACGTTTATGATTACCATCTTGATAGAGCCAGTTTTTATCCACTAAAAACGCCCCAATTTTCAAAGCGTTCACTCCATTCAAGCCTTTGACAAACTCAAACGGTGAAATCCCATTACGGAAATAACTTTCCATTGAGGCAATTTGAAGGGATTTTTGCTCACTCTCTTCGATTTTATCGGCGAGTTGGCGTAATGCTTCTGAATAGCTAGGGAGTTGTTGCACTTGCTTTTGCTCTAACTCTTGCCAACGATCAACTAAACGAGCAGTAAATTCAGGAGAGAATTGAGCCACAATCACATAAGTATCACGTTTATTAATATGATACTCGTAATAGACTTGCCCATTTTGCTCATGGGTGTACGGACTTTCCGCATACCCCCCAATTACCCCTTTATTCATCAGGTTTCTAATAGATAAGCACACATCACGGTGTCTGCTTTCTGTGATTCGTGCAATCTCCCGACTACTCATCGTCAGGGTTGCATTTTCTCTCTGATTAGTAGATAATAACTCTGTTTTCATAAACATTATTTCCCCATTACCCACGTTCCAGCGTGGGGTTTTTATTTGCCAATAGCGTGAACGCCCTTCTCTGCAAATAGCTTAAGTGCATCGAGTTCACTGTCTGTCAAACGATTTAAACCGTTTTTCTGATACTTCCAATTCTAAAAAATCAAGGTAAGCACAGAATTTGTCTAAATGTTCTGCCTTAAAACGACAAATCGTTGATGTATCTACACCAACATATTCTGCCGCTTGAGCATCTTTCGTCTATGATGCCTTCTGTCTGATTAAGTCCGCAATCTTCATTGCAGACTTGCTTAATTCATTGCGTGCCATTGCACACTCCTTTGGGTAAATTAACTGCCAACAGGGAAAACGTCGTCTAAAGATGTTGTAGCACCAAATTTATTAAGAGCAGATACAATTCTTCTAGCATCAGCTAACGATGGAGTTCGATTACCAGTTTCATAGTTAGCTATTCTTGGTTGTCCAAATCCGAGTTGATCGGCTAATTGCTTTTGAGTAATACCTACGCTTTCCCTTACTTTTGCAAGATTATTCATAGTTATCCTTTTTTGTGATTAAGATAACGCACATTTAATCACATCAAGTGATTTATGTAAAACACTTTTTGTGATTTTGATGATATTTCATTGCGTGATATTATTGTTTGGTTATAGGTTAAGGAGCGGTATATGAAAATAGGTGAGCGGATAAAAGCTTTTAGAGCCAAAACAGGAATGAACCAAAAGGATTTTGCAGAAGCTGTATCAAAAATTGATACAAGAGAGCGTTCTAAATGGGGGCAATCTAGAATTGCTAACTACGAAACAAATGTAAGAATGCCTGATCTTGATGATATTGAAGTGATAGCAAAAGTTATTGGTATAGATCCAGCAAAGCTTGCTTTTGGCGACCCGAATGTAGAGCCTGTAATAGTTAAGAATTCATACTCATACCCTTTAATTAGCTCAATTCAAGCTGGAGTATGGCCTGAAGTCTTTGACTATCGAGATACAGAAGGCTATGACTATATCGACACTGAAATTGACGCAGGTCCAAATGCGTTTTTCTTACGAGTGACCGGAATGTCTATGGAACCTAAATTCAGCGAAGGGGACTTGGTGTTAATCGATATAAGAAAACGCCCACATCCTGGAGATTTCGTCGCAGCTGTGAATGGTAATGGTGAAGCTACCTTAAAACGTTATCGTGAATTAGGTGAATTATCACCATCAGGCAATCCACATTTTGAGCTAGTGCCATTAAATCAAGATTTCCCAACTCTCAGTTCAATGAAACAAGATATTCGTATTATAGGCGTGGCGGTTGAGCATAGGAGCTACTTGTAGCAACTATTGAATTTTATTGAGTAAATAGGCGAGTTCGCCATAATTAAAACTGGAGAATGGTATGGTTCCTAATGATGTAATAATCGTACAAGAGACAGAAATTCGGGTTACAGAACGAAATGGCGAAGACTATATCAGCCTAACAGATATGTGCAAAGCCTTTGGTGATGGTGATCAACTCATCAAAAACTGGCTACAAAACAAAAACACCATTGAATTTTTGCAAGTTTGGGAAGAGATTAACAACCCAAATTTTAATTTGGTGGAATTACACCAAATTAAAAATAACATCGGCTTAAACCGGTTTGTAATGTCTGTCAAAAAGTGGTCAGCAACAAATGCTATCGGCTTAATCGCTAAAACGGGGCGTTATGGTAGCGGTACTTATGCTCATAAGGATATTGCCCTTGAATTTGGCTCTTGGCTCAGCCCAGAGTTTAAACTCTATCTCATCAAAGAGTTCCAACGTCTCAAACAAAAAGAAGCCCAAGAAAATAAAACGGAATGGAATGTTAAACGTATTCTAAGCAAAGCTAATTACCGCATTCATACCGATGCTATTCAAGCACATCTTATTCCCAGATTACTGAACAGCACACAACCAATATTTGTGTATTCTGCGGAAGCCGATATTCTAAACCAAGCTATGTTCGGTTTAACCGCCAAACAATGGCGTGAGCAAAATCCGACATTAAAAGGCAACATTCGAGATTATGCCAGCGTTGAGCAACTTACGGTATTAGCCGCTCTAGAAAGCCAAAATGCACTACTCATAGAGCAAGGTGTCTCACAAAAAGAGCGACTTACCATTTTAAACCGCCTGGCCATTCAACAAATGCAATCCTTATTAAAATCAAAATCGCTTGAACCATTAAAAGATAAGCCGTTGTTGATTGAAGATGGAGAATAGTTGAGCATAGGAGTTATTTGTAGTGTTTAGGTGTTTTTGTTGAAGATTACTGAAGGGAAATGAAATGGCTAAAGATGATCTGCTAATTATTCCGCAGAAAGAAATTGATGCGATTATTGAACAACCTAAAATACTGAATATGCAGTTTGCAAAATGGATACCAAAGCAGGATAATCAACCTGCACCGCAATGGATGGAATTAAAATCGGTGTTCCTTGATAATGAAGATATACCTATCCCTTATTTAAAATTGCATATTCAATATAGACCACCAAGAAGAGAGTTTCTACTTCCGTCTATTAATATTTTAGCTCTGTACAAAGGGCGTAGGATATTAGCAGTTGATCAAGGACAAGGTATAGGGCACTCAAACGCTTACACTGATGTTCACCCTATACCTCCAAGCCGTGTAGATGGGGCACATTATCACTTACTTCATGAAAAACATAATCAAGAAACAGGCTATCCACTCGAAATTCCGTTTGACAATCAAAGTGATATTTCGTATTTTTTACACATTTTCACAAGTTTATTTAATGTAAAGATTATCGGTGAGCTACCTCACCCACTGCAACAAGACGCAAGCCAAATGGAGTTATCGCTATGATGTGCAATACAGTATTGTCAAATCTAGGGTATAAATGCCAACCATTGGCAGACGACTTTACCCAGATTACCACCCCTTTTACGCTAAATGATGGGTCTTTCATTACGTTATTTATCGAACAATACGGCTCTGATCACTTTTTAGTGACTGATGATGCTCAAACACTAATGAATATTAGTGCAAGAGGCATAAATCTAAGTAGCAAGAGAATTCAACAAATAGCACAACGGGTTCAACGGCATGGTGTGTCATTAAATGAACGTGGAGAATTAGCGGTCTATTCAACACGGCAAAACCTTTCTAACAGCTTAAATTTGCTTACACAGAATGCGATCATTTCTTCTCAATTATCGTCAGATTGGTTCCAGCTCCCTGAAGTTGATAATTTTGAAAAAACAGTAAAAACGGAATTTAAGAGATTTAATTTTCCTAATCAATTAAGCTTAAGTTTCGATAACAAAATCATAGGGGCAAGTGGTCATGAAATATCCGTACCAATTAGCCTGACTGGAAACGGAAAAAACAAGTTAATATTCACCACAAGCATTAGTAGCTCAAGAAGTTGGGCTGGAGCATATGGCATTCTTGGCAAAATGATTGATCTTTCAGAAAACAGCGATAACCAGCACTACATTGTTGTAGATAATGACTTAAACTCACAACAATTTAATGAAATATCATTACTATTCAACAATCAAGCTATGGTGCTACCTTTCTCTAAAAAAGAAACATGGCTTGAAAGATTAGCTGCTTAATCAACAACCGCCCGCCGTGGCGGTTTTCTTTTGCCTTCATAAAAAACACAACAAAATTGTTGTACAAACAACAAAAATGTTGTACAAACAACAAAAATGTTGTATTATACCTTTGCTGTTTTGATAAGGAGGTTCTTATGAAATACAGCGAGTTCCTGAGATACTTACTTGCACAAGGTTGCGAAATCGAAACACAAAAGCGAGGAAGCCATCGAAAGGTAACACTAAACGGCAAACAATCTGTTTTCCCATATCACGGCAGTAAAGAGATTGGTACAGGTTTAGTGAATAAAATTAAAAAAGACTTAGATCTTAAGTAATCAAAGTCCCTCGAAAGAGGGGCTTTTCTAGGAGATATTATGTTACGTTACCCCGTAGAAATCACCAAAGATGACAATAATACCTACTTAGTGACTTGTCCGGATATTCCCGAAATGGCAAGCGTTGGCGAAGATATTGAAGAAGCATTACTTGAAGCAAAAGATGGCTTAGCGGCAGCTCTTGAATTTTATTTTGATGATAGACGCACCATTCCATTACCAAGCCCTGTAAAAGAGGGACAACACACCGTCGATTTATCTATTCTTCAATCAATGAAAGTGTTTTTACTCAATGAAATGATTAAACAAGATGTACGAAAAGCAGAAATGGCAAGACGTTTAGATGTACACCTACCACAAATTGACCGCTTGCTGGATTTTAAGCACGCAACCAAAGTAGAATTTGTCGAGAAAGCTTATAGTAAACTCAATCGCCACTTTACTATTATCCCCCACTAGCCCATTTAGCCCTCAACTGAGGGCTTTTTACTGCCCAAAATCTACTACTAACTACTCCATACTACTATTAACCCACCAAAAACACACACAACCAGCGGTCACATTTCCCCAATTTTTTGCAAAAACATCTTCCTGACACCAAGGGGATGATTAAAAAATAAGCAATTAATCACACTTCACAAAATTTATTTTCCTTTAAAATCAATCAATTAAATACATTTTGTATTTTTTATTGCGAAAAATAATACATTTGGTATTTACTTATAAAATACATAGTGTATTATACACCCATCAAAACGAGCTACGGCTCAATGCTCTTTAACAACACGAATAACCCACATCACCAAACAAGGTTGGTCGCCTGTACCAGTGGGGCTGAGGCAAACAGGAATTGCTATTCATAGCGACATTTACAGAGAACTGGAACATCTCACATCAATGCGGATTTATCTACAACGAACTGAGATCGGAAAGGAAATGTTAGACAAGTGTCGCTATGAATAGCAACAAACAGAGGACACGGCAATGACTAAAATCATTATCGAACGTAACCCAACAAGCAACAAATACTGCGAAAAAGCAGAAGTTCGCACAACGGGTAAAGCTGGCAGACTAGCGAGAATGTTCGCAAAAAATCGCAAAAAACAGACCGCTAACACCCTTTCAAGAGTAGATATAGCCTGCCTTGAAAGACCAAGCAAAAAAATGATTGATATTGCAAATTACGCTTGCAACAAAGGCAAAATCAAACCAACAACAGTTCGAGCCAAAGAGAAAATCAGACGTAGTTGTCGGGAGTTGATACGAATTTAAAGCCCTGCTCCAACAGGACTTGAACACTAAACTTCATAAACAGGTGTTTTTCGCGTGGTATCCATCACTAAACCTATGCAGTGCAAGCAGTTTTGTTTAGTTGTATATCCTTCGCTAGAAGCAATGGTTTCGTGATTGGCGGATTTTAATCGCCAATACCACTGACCATTAACACCTTGGAAAATTTGAAAATACATAGAGGTAACTCCTTATGCAAGAAAAAATGAAATGCTATGCTGTTTCTTATAGCTTCGGCGGAAAGAAGTGGGCAACAGAAGTTTATGCCAACTCATTTGAAGAGGCGCAAGAAAAAGTCAAAGCAATGTCCCAAGCGACCGTTGATGGCGAGATACATCTTTCAGTATATATCCCTGAAAACCCGCTTTCAAAAATAGCAAGGTTAATGCGTAGATTACTCCAAAAAGGCGGCTAATTCCATTATTTCATCTCGACACAATTTAGACAAAAACGCACCGCTTGCCAAAGGTGAGATGGTATCAACAAGCTATGTGAAAGCCATAGCTCAAGCGGTGTGATTACTTGTGGAAAGGTTAAGCACTGGCAGTGAATCAGGTAGCACAAACGCAAGTAAAATCGACCGCATAGCTCAATCGGATAGAGCAACTGCCTTCTAAGCAGTAGGTTGAGAGTTCGAGTCTCTCTGCGGTCGCCATTCAAAACCGTTCTCTTGCTAACACTAGACAATTTTCTCCTTGATTGTCTTGGAGAGCGGTTCTGAATGGTAACAAACAAAAGTGTACACGGTAAGCACTTAAAACACCCGTAATCATAATGATGATCCGCTACGTTCGCCCACAAAACGTGGGCTTTTTTATTAAGGATTCAACAATGACATTTTCAACATTTATATATTCACTTGTTTATATTGGTATTGCCTTATACTGTGTAAAATGGATTCTAAATTATCTAGATGGAAAATTAAAGGATGACTAATCTTTTTTATCCTTTAGCACCTCAGCTATTTTAACTAAATATTTGGAGAATTATAATGAACTTACCCGACGATTAGTTTTTTAGATGCTGATGATGAAATGCTTGAATATTTAGAAAAACAAGCCTTACAGAGTTATGACGATGTAAAAAAATCAAACGAAAACAATCGAGAAAAAGCCTACCGCCTATTAAATTATCTGCTTTTGGGTATTGGTTCTATCTCATTACTGCTAATAAACAGCATTGATAAAATACATCCCATTATTATTGTCAATGCCATTTTACTAATGGCGGGTTGGACAATATCCGCATTTATGCTAACTCATTATGTTTTATTAAGTAAAATACGACAAATGGGAACAAACATTCCACAAAATCTTTATAACGAATCATTCAAAAACAGCCAAGATAAAAATAAACTTGGCATACTAAGACGCTATGAATTACATAACATCAACCAAGCTATTTTAGCTTTGCTTAATACCAATGCTATATATCGGAAATATACTGATAGAGCGATTATGACTGCTATCAGCTTGCCGATCTTATTAATGGTGATTAGTTCAAGTTTACTACATTATTTACCCTAATTATTTCTTCTTAGGAATATCTACACTATCGCCAATAAATACAGGTTCAGGCTTTCTATAAATTGTTGGTTGAGGTTTAGGTGGAGCCGGTTGTGGTTTTGGTTGAGATGGCTTTTGATTAGACATAACAAATCCTAATTTATACGTTGTGGTTGTACAAATTATAATCCTTATGCGTTGTGGTAACAAGTAAGGCGAGTTTTGCGGTTCTCGTTAAAAACCGCATTGACAACCGCTCCCCATTCAGTTTAAACTGCCCCCACTTTCAACAGAAAGTCGGGATTGGTCTCCTGAATATCTCAAAGGCGGTAGAAATGATAGACGCCTGAAGCGTCTTTTTTTATACCCGAAAACAGCACATCAACCTTTTTCTGAAATTTCAGAAAAAGCCCCAAATAACCTTTTTGACAAATTTGTCAAAAAGTCCAATGGTGGGCTGAATGGAAGTCCGAAAGGACGCCGTGTACCTTTGAGAGCGGTAAGACCAATTCTGTTCAGTTCACCACCAATGATTGGTCTCTGCGGTGGTGAGTTTAAAAACTTATCTCAAAGGACAATCAAAATGACAAATTCAAACCTTATCACTGTTTTCAACGGTCAAATCGCCAATCAAGCAATTCAACTGGCAAATGCTCGTGAGCTACATACATTCCTAGAAGTAAATATGCGTTTCGCAGAATGGATTTGTAACCGCATAACCGACTACGGCTTTATCCAAGACGAAGACTACATCATCGTTCACGAACGCACAAACGGCAGACCACGCAAGGAATACCACATCACACTTGATATGGGAAAAGAACTCGCAATGGTCGAACGCAACGAAAAAGGACGACAAATCCGCAAATACTTCATCGAGTGCGAACGTAGAGCAAATTTGCAAAACCAACCGCAACCACTCGCCTTGCCCGAACCCGAAAGAAATACACCTTCGAGTTTACCGAAGATGACCTACTCGACCTCACTTGGGCGTGGTTCGCCTTCATACGGGGCATACACACATTCAGAGCCATCTACACCCCACTCAACGCACTCGGCTCAAATTACAGTGCAATGGTTTACGGACAAGGCTACGAATACGCAACAACTGCACGAAATGCCCACAAGGTTATCCAACGCCTAACCAAAGACATCGCCTACGACTACACAAGCAACTGGCGAGTACTAAAACACGTTCGAGAGTTCGACCCGACATTTAAAAAGTCAATCCTATAAACCAAAACCCTAACCCCACCGCACTTTCCCCGAAAGCCTGCGGTGGCTTCCTACACCCAAAATTCAACAAAAGGAATAAAAAATGAAGACACTTATCAAAAAACTCAACCTGAAATACCTACTCGGTGCCTTGCTTATCGCCTTTGTGACAGGCGGAAGTTTAACTGGCTGTGAAGAGCCTGAGCTTGTCTCTACTCTGCCCGTAGAAAGCAATTGCCAAGCAGAAAAGATTTGGACGGAAGATGACTTCAAACAAGCTGAAATCACCCCTGAAGAGGTAAATTACAACGCATTAGCCCTACATCTTCCACCGCCTGATAACGTTACAGGTGAAGATGTGAAGCTGATTAAACAACATAACCAAAACCAACTTAACAAACTGATTGTAGGAGCAAAAAGATGATCAAACTTCAAATTTTACAAAAACCCAAATAAAAAATACTTCGGTGAAATGTGGGTGGATAAACACCTAGAGTTTCAAGGCGTACCAATGACATCGGAAATTCTTGCTATCCGAAATTTAAACAAAGCCATTGATAGATATAACAGTCAAAAAGGCTTAGTCGGTAAAAGAGCTATCCCTCACTACCCTGAAATCGAAGGGCATAATCCGATTGTAATTGAGCAAGCTAAAAAAGTTGGGCTAAAAGTAACAGTTATCCAAGCAGAGCAGGTTGAGCAAATAGCACCGACGGAACAAGTTGAGATTGAAACAGCACCAACAGAACAAGTTGAGCCTGAGCCGAAGCCATCACAGCCCAAACGCAAACCATTTACCCCTTACGGCTTAAATGGCTATCTCGTAGATAAAAACGGCAATGTCCGCCTAATGCTAGACAGAAGAGCCAACGCCAGCACGATTGTACTTGAACCGCAGATGTTCGGAGCATTAGCGGAAATGGTGAAGAAAACACAGGAGCAACAAAATGGAAGACCTTGAACGAGCTATCGCAAAAGAAAATTACGAATACGACAGGGATGATGACGATGATACAAACTTGCCCGTCTGGAAACGTTATGCAAAAGCTTGTAAAGACCCTGATAGTAACTCATTTGTAAACCCAAAAGAGAGATTTTAAAATGCTAGACCTAATCCTATCCACTGAAAGCAAAGTTCTTTCGACCAACATTAAAACCTTTGAAGAACAAGCTAACGCCTACCTTGCCACGCTCACCACCACCTTTGAAACCGATGACGATTTTGCTAAGGCAGATAGCGAAGTGAAAGAGCTGAAAGAAATTGAAGATAAAATCCGCACAGCGATTGAACAAACGCATAGCGGAGAAATCGCAGAGTTAATTTCGACAGCAGAACAAATCGCTGAACGTTTCAGACAAGAACGTTTAAACCGTGAAAAAGTGGTCAAAAACCGAAAAGCAGAGATTAAAGAAAGTATTATCTCTCAAGCCTTTGAACGAATTTTAACAATCAAAGGCAGTCACGAAAGCGATGTATCGCTTGCCCTTGAGCGTAATATTCCAAAGGAAAATATCAAAAAACGCCTTGAAGATGCGACTAAACGTAGAAGTACACTGGCAACTTTAACAAGTGCGGTGAACGCCGAAGAAACCGCCATTACCGCAGAAATCGGAGCAGAGGCAGCTCGAATTTCCGCACGCAGAAAGCTCATTCCAATTCATTACGAATACCTGTTTAAAGACTGGTTAGTGTTGATTGCAGGGGAAGAAGAGTTAGAGCCAATCATTCAGCAACGCATTGCCGAAGAAGAACAGAGAGAGGCGGAAATTAAAGCCAAGGCAGAACAAGAGGCTAAAGCAAAAGCTGAGGCGGAAAAAGTTCAAGCGGAGGCAAAAGCTATTGCAGATGAAATGGCACAGCAACAAGCGGTCGAAAATCCACAGGATTTTGCAAAAACGGAAACCACAGAGCCTTTAGGGGATTTTGTGATAACCATTCGATTAAATCAAACCATTCAATCCCACGCTGTTAATATTGCTCGTGAGCTTAAAGCGAAGTTTGGGGATTGTGTTTCACTTAATAAAGCAAAATAAGGATAAATTATGACAACAAACTTACCATCCAACATTCAAACCGCACTTTCTGAACGTGGCATAGACCACGCAGTATGGAGTACATTACAAAACAGCATTTTCCCTGGTGCGAAAGACGAAAGTATTTTACTTGCGATTGATTATTGCAAGGCTCGTAAAATGGATATTCTCAAGAAACCTTGTCATATTGTACCAATGAACGTAACGGATGCAAAAACAGCAGAAAAAGAATGGCGTGATGTAATTATGCCGGGTATTTATGAACAACGAATTACAGCATTTCGTACCGGGCAAATGGCAGGACAAGATGATCCTGTATTTGGCGATACTATAGAATATCTTGGTGTGAATGCTCCTGAATGGTGCAAAGTAACTGTTTATCGTTTTGTTAATGGTGAACGTTGTGCATTTTCTCATACTGAGTATTTTACCGAAGCCTGTGCAATAACAGAAATATGGAAAGACAAACAACGAACAGGAAAATATAAAGTTAATTCAATGTGGACGAAACGCCCTCGAGGGCAGCTTGCTAAATGTGCTGAAGCGGGTGCATTGCGTAAAGCATTTCCTGATGAATTGGGCGGTGTAATCACTGCTGATGAGATAACTGAAGAGCCTATTAATCCAGCTTCACCACAACAAACCGTAATCGATGTAGATGGCGTTGTTAGGATCACTGATGAACAACGCCAACAACTCGATCAACTTATCCAAATTACACAAACCGATGTCGCCAAAGCTATTGCGTACTATGGTGTAAACAGCCTTGATCAACTACCGAAAGACAAAGCTGAACATTTAATCAAAATCTTGAATGAGCGTGTTGATAAATCACAGGCACAAAGCGAAAACCTAGGGGAAAATATACCGTTATGATAGAAAACCTGATCACACTCAACTGTGAGCAAGGCACAGAAGAATGGCTTACCGCACGATTAGGTATTCCCACTGCAACAGGGGTGTCAAATATCGTCACCCCAAGCGGTAAAAAATCAAGTGCGTGGACAAGCTACCTTGCCGAACTTGTCGCAGAAAGCATTGAGGGCTTAACAGAAGGCTTTAAATCCAGCGATATGTTGCGAGGTAATCAGCTTGAAGAACAAGCAAGAATGGCGTATGAGTTCGCCACAGGCAATGATGTCGTTCAGGTTGGTGGTGTATATCGCAATGCCGACAAAGATATGATGGTAAGCCCCGATGGACTTATCCCAACCTTACGAAAAGGCTTAGAAATCAAATGCCCCAAAATGAAAACCCACATCAAATATATCATTGAGGGCGTGGTACCCAGTGAGTACATCATACAGGTACAAGTCGCCTTATGGGTTACGGGTTATGCCAGTTGGGATTTTGTCAGCTACTGCCCTGAATATCAAAAACAAACGCTTTTTATCCACACCGAAAACCCCGATCCTGTGTTGATGAAAGCCTTTGATAAGTACATTCCGCAATTTATTGAAACGCTGAAGGCGTTGAAAGTGAATTAATGGCAACGCCCTTGATTTTGAGGGCGTTTTAATAAAGGGCATTACGCCCCTTTCTGCGATTGCTTAAACAGCTCAACGGCTTGAATAATCAACTGATTTTGTGGAATATTTAACTCTGTACTTAACTGCTCAATTTCAGCAATCACAACTAAAGGAAGTTTGAAGGCTTTGAGTTTAATACCGTGTTTTTCCTCACTGCGTTTAACAATTTCGGTTCTTGACATCGCCATAATAAATCCTTAACATTAGTTTTGAAGAACGAGAGAGATTTCTCCCTCTCGTTAAATTATCATCAAATTAGTAAGCTGGCGAGCTAAGTACTAACAAGATGATAACTAGGATAATGTATTTAAACATTTGATTATCCTCTTCAAAGTTGGGTAGATTAAAGGTCAGACCCAGCTCGTTTTCAGCATTATTACTGAAAACAAAGTTATTATAAGTTAGTTATCTAACTAAATCAAGCATTATTTCACTAAGCCATCGTTTTTACGGTGGCTTTTTTATTGCAACATTTTCACGAAAACCAACCGCTTGTAGCAATACAGGCGGTTTTTTATTGCAAGGAAATTAAAAATGACAGAACAAACTACACAAAAGAAATACGAACTACTCAAAGATGACACAGTAGAACATTTCGGCAGAACGCTCTATCGAATTAAAGCACTTATTACATTTGGTTTAGTTGGAGCAGGCCAATTAGGCGGTTATATCGAAACCGAAAAGAATTTAGATCATAGCGGTAATGCTTGGGTGTACGATAATGCTCGGGTGTTCGGTGACGCTTGCGTGTACGGTAACGCTGGGGTGTACGATAATGCTTGGGTGTACGGTAATGCTCGGGTGTACGGTAATGCTCGGGTGTACGGTAAGGCTTGGGTGTTCGGTAACGCTTGCGTGTACGGTAACGCTGGGGTGTACGGTAAGGCTTGGGTGTTCGGTAACGCTTGGGTGTTCGGTGATGCTCGGGTGTACGGTGACGCTTGCGTGTACGGTAACGCTGGGGTGTGCGGTGATGCTCGGGTGTACGATATCGCTCGGGTGTTCGGTGATGCTCGGGTGAGATCTTTTGCAGTTATCTCTGAACGCAAAATGATTTTTTGGGCAAGTAATGTAGGTTCAGAAAATGGAACGCTTACGGTCTTTAATGGAAAATTTGGGTTAATTGTTACTCGTGGTTGCTTTACAGGCACGGTGGACGAGTTTTTATCAAAATCAAAAGAAGTCCACGATGACAAGACCCATCACGAATACAAACTACTGATCGAAGTTGCTCAAAGTAGAATTCTTAACTAACTCGCTATCTAGGTGAGTTTTTTTATGGAGTTAATAATGACAGAAAATATTGAGCCTTATTTGCAACCACAAAAAAGACGAATTATCGCAGATAAAGACAAAGAACAGCAGTTGCTTAAAATGGCAAAAGAACATTATACGTCCTATGCGGATGTAGCGAAATTTGCTGACGCCTTAAATCTGCGGGCAGGCATTGTGTATCTGACGTTAAAGTATCACGGTTTTATTAAACAAACGGAAACAACACAATATCGCGTCTTGGATAGTTATTATCGACACAATGGCGACCTTAAAGAAATCACAAAAGATGTTGGTTTGACCGTGTGGATTGTGGCAAAAACCCTTGAACAGTTAAATTTATCCCCAAACTGGGCGAGTTATAAAGAGCGAGCAGAAACTGGTTTAAAAGGAGATTGGGCGGAGAATGAATTTAAACGTTTAGTCCCTTCTGCTATTGATATGAATATGCAGTATCAAATGAATAATCCTCGTTTTGATTTTGTTGTAAACAACAAAGAGATTGACGTGAAGTATTCTTCGGTTAGGAAAGTTAGAGGCTCGAATCAATATGCTTTAAGGTACGATCCTGATAACTTACCGGATTTCTTTTGCCTTTTTGCTTCAGATGATGAAGTTGAAAAAAGTGATGGCCCACCGAGTGGCTATCGTATTCTCCTACTCCCTAGAGAGATATTGCCTAAAAATAAAACCCAAGTAAACATCAATTCAGATCCCGACAACAAAAGAGCCTCAAGCACAATGTATTGGGATTTTGCAGTAGAGCCTGCGGCACTATCTGCGCTTTTGGAGAATATCTAATGTGAATGAGTTGCTTTCTCTTATCCAAACAATGGGGCGTAAACATGACAATTTAAGAGTGTTTCAAGACTTTGTTGAAATCTGTGCTTGTGCCATTAGCAAACCCTTTCAAGATCGTGATGAAAGATACTTCTCCATTAAATCACGCTACACCGATGATGAGATGTATCAATTTCATCAGCTGGGACAAATTCTTCTTAATCTTTTAGAAGAAGAACCTCAAGATGTGTTAGGCCAATGCTATATGAAGCTACAAATTGCCAACAAACAACGTGGACAATGTTTCACACCTCTTTCTACGGGTCAAGTGATGGCAAATATACTTATTGCACCAAACGAAATAAGTGAGAAAGGCTATTTCACGCTGAACGAGCCCACTTGCGGAAGCGGTGCATTAATTATCAGCTTTTGCGAAACATTAAAATCACAAGGCTATAATCCGCAGCAACAATTACTCGTTATTGCGCAAGATATCGACTTAAAAAGTGTTCAGATGTGCTATGTGCAACTTTCACTCTTGGGTATATCCGCCATCATTCAACACGCAAATCCTATTGCAAATAACGTAATAGATACCTACTACACCCCACTCTATTTATTACAAAGGAACCGTTATGAAAACCCTCAATCCTTTCAAACTGCGTAAGCAGTTAAACTATTATGTAACACTCTGCTCACGGCAAGCCCTTGCCGTTATTCGAGCAAACGAACACATTTCAGAACTTGTCGCACAGAATTTCAAACAACAGCAAGAACTCGAACAACTCAAGGCTAAAGCAGAAAGCCTAGTCAAAGTATTAGAGTTTGAGAAATTTAACGTCCGCCGCTACGAAGAAATCGAAAAAGTCGTAACACACGGGCAGGGGTTTAATTTTTAATGGGGACTAGGCAGATGAGCTGGTTGATTTCATTAACGTGTTTATGCTTAATTCTCAGCATCATCAACCTGAAATTAAGTGTAGTCAAACAAAAACTAGGGAAAACTCTATTTTGGATGGCGCTAATGAAAGAATAAAGGGCATTACGCCCCTTTCTGATTAAATAACTCAACCGCTTGCACAATCACCTGTGTTTGTGAAATACCGTGTTGCTCGGCAAGGCGTTCAATAAGCTCAATCGTTTCTTGATGAAGTTTAAAGCCTTTGAGCTTAACCCCACGCTTAGCTTCGCTTCTTGCTTGCAGTTCCTGAAGAGTTAAACCAGATTTTGGGCGACCACGAGAGCGTTTTTCAGTTTGCATAGAAATTCCTTGTTGATCTTTTAAGCCAAAAGGCTTATAGTTGGAGCCGTCAGGGGGACATCCGACCTTCCCCCTTCAGGAGTTACCTTAAACTACCGTACCTGAACAACAGGTGAGTAATACTACGGTAACTAGGATTAGAACTCTGAAAATCTTCATATCCTAGCTCCATTTAGTGGCCCAGTGAAAGCTGGGCTTCTTATTTTCAGAACCATTCCGAAAACAAGCATATTTTAGGTTAAACCAAATAAATAATCAAGATATTTTTAAGGTTAAACTAAAATAATTAATGTTTTTGTATTTGACACCCACCGCCCCTTCAGTTTAACATTATCTCAATCTAAGCCGTCTAACACGGCTTTTTTTGTATCCAAAATTTGAGGTGCGGTATGGTAGCTGAAACACATTACACAATAGACAAAAATATGAAACTACTCATCGAAATTGATAACAGTGAACCGCTACAACTCTCTACCTTTTGCCAAAGTATGGAAGGGATAGCTGCAGAATACCGCCAATTTATCCAAGACAACAAAATTGAAATTGAGCCTTGCGAACAGCATATTTATGTGGAAAAAATCACACAAGGCTGTTTCCTTGTTGAGCTTGCCGCACTGGTTTCAAGCACCTACCCGATAATTGAACAGGGTAATGCCATTCTCGAATTTGGAGGACATCTCAAAATGATTTTAGACTGGGCAATGAATAAAGGCGAAAAGCCTGAACGACTTACACCTGCAATGTTAAAAAATGCTAACAATATTTTAGAACCTATCGCTATCGACCCCAAAGCACAATTCAATCTACAAGTATCGAATAATCAAGGCGATGTACATATTCATCTACACGCCGATAATGCAATGGCAGGGCTAGCTCAAAATAACATTAACCGAGAATTGAAACTCATCAAAGAGCGTGAAGAAAATACCTTACGAAACACCACGCTTTATTGGTCGTCCACCGCAGACGCTCAAAGCAAAGCTCACGACAGAGCCATTATCCCTGCGATTTCATCAAAGCCAGTAAGAGTGCGATTTGAAGATAAATCACTTAAAGACACCATGATCATCAACGAAGAATACCCTTATCACAAAATCTTCTTGGTGGATGTATTGGTTGAATATATCGAAGAAGAGCCTGTTATTTATAAAATTCTGAAACTCAATGGTTCGATGAATAAAATCTAATTGACACCCACCGCCCTTTAATTTAAGATACCCCCACTTTCAACAGAAAGTGCTTTTTTAAAATACGGAACGTGACAGGGCTTGCATTTGCAGGCTTTTTTTGTGTATTTTAGTTTTAAATTAGGAGTAATGAAATGTCTAAATCAATTAACGAAGGTTGGGACGGTTTTTCACTAAATGAAGGATGGGAAGTTTAATGCCTCAACCTACCACCAATGAAATGCTGGTATATTTTAGTAACTTTAACTTTGATATTAATCTGCTTGTAGGGCTAGGAACTTGTTTATTCACAGGTTACCTAGCCTATTTTGCGTGGTCACAACTGAAAGAATTACGAAAACAGCACAAACAAAAAGCAACTATCGAATTACTTATCAGCAATAGCAATAATGCCTATTACCGCAAACGCCGAAAATCTTATATGAAAATGCGTGATGGGGGGCTAAACTTCACGAGCTTAGCTTGCTCCCTCGAAAAACATGCAGAAGCAACAGATGAAACAAATCGACAAAATTTCATCGTACTTGATATTCTCAACTCGATTGAATTTATTTGTGTTGGCATCAAAGAGAATTTATTTGATGAAGCCGTTTATAAACGAATGAGTAAAAGTAGCGTAATCACTGACTGGAATACGTTGAAACCCTATATTATGGAATTGCGTCGTATTAAAAATAACAACAATAAACTGTTTTGTGAGTTTGAATGGCTTGCAGAAAAATGGATTGACGAAGATAAACCCAAACAATAACCACAAAGCTTGCTATTTCCGCAGGCTTTTTTGTTTGACAACCGCCCCCCTTCGGATTAAGATAGCCGTGCTTTCAACAGAAAGTTTACAACCACCTCAATGTGTTTTTTTATATAAAATCCTTATTTCACAAGGGATTTTCATCACTCAAACAAGGTATTTCATATGACTAAAACGCCACTGCTTGTACCTAAAAAGGTTCGCAACGTTTCAGCGAAACAGTACTTAAACGAAGCGAGAAAATCCACAGTAAGTAACAACATCCAGAATGTTACTTTTGTTCCACCTAAAATTGGCTCTGGTGGTTATGGTTCATTCCAAATCACTTATAAAACGCCACAGCTTTGTCCAGTACGTTAATGAATAATAAAAACCCACAACCAACGGACGCACAACTTCTTGCTACAATGCGAGATCTTGTGAAGGTTCAACAAGCGAATCAGGCTGTAAAAGAAAAGGAATTAGAGCTTGAACGGAAACGCATTGAATCTAATGAGAAAATTGCACTCGCAAGTATTGAAGCTCAAAAAGGCGATCGCACTCAACAAATTACTGCAGTTTCTAAACTTCATTCACAACGCCATATCTTAATTGGTGTAGGTGTTGTTGTTATCACAATTATTGTGGTTATTGCAATGTACACAGATAAAACAGATTTTGCATTAGAAATGCTAAAAATCGGTGGTGCATTACTTGCTGGTTACTGGGCAGGATTTGGACGAGGCAAAGCAAGTGTTTTAGAAAAGCAACAACAAGAGAATGAATAAGCCTACCTCGTAGGCTTTTTTATTCCATATTGACACCGCCCCCAATTCAGCTTAACATTATCCCAATCCAAGCCGTCCACCAACGGCTTTTTTTGTATCTGAATTTCAGGGAAATATGAAATGAAAACAATTAAAACAGCATTAACAAAATTAAAACATCAAATTGAACAGGAATTCAATAATGATTATGTTTTTTTAAAAACAATTACACTCGCCAATATACTTAATGAAATTGAAACTATTTATAATCAAATAGATAAATTTACTGAAATAAATAACCCCATTGAAATTGCCTTTTTTAAAAGACGCACTCTAACACTTATTAACAATATATCGAAATTAACAACAAAAACAGAATGGCGCAGTAACGAAGAAACTCGCTTTATTGGTTATCTCATCGCATTCAAACGCTTAATAAAAGAAACCTACCTTATTGAAGTTAAAGGTGAATTCCGAACAGAAGAAGAACGCCAAGCTATCTCAGCCGATATTACGAAAATTAAAGCAAATCTTACTGAACATATTGCCTTAGAAAATCAACTTACCAAAGATAAGGCTGAATTTGAAAAGTTACAAACCAGTCTCTCAGCACTCGAAAAGTCCTACAAAGCAGCAAAAGTTCAAACTGACGATATTGCAGAATGGTATAGCACAGCAGACGAACACTGTGTTGATATTGCCACTTTTGCCAAAACGGCTGAAAGTAACCTTGCTAAGATCACCACCTTTGCAAGCACGGTTGAAACCAATAAACCCAAAATAGAGCAATACCATAAGGAGATTGAAGAGATGATTAAATTATTCAATAAACAGAAACAAGATATTCAAGAAATCATCGATGATGCCAACCGAGCAAGTATGGCAGGTTCTTTCAAAAAACAAATGGACGACATTAACACAAAGATGAAATGGGCAGACGGTTTTCTAATTGGAGCACTTATTATTACCGCAGGCATTTCATTATGGGGATTTAATTCAAGTTTAATTACCCACGCCTTACCCGAAGGGCAAATTCACACCCAATTTGATTGGGTGCAATTCTTTGCCAAATCAGCTATATCCTTGCCATTCTTAATTGTCGCTTGGATTAAATCGAAAGAACGGGCCTATTTATTCCGCTTGCGTGAAGATTATGGCTATAAATACTCTTCTGCAATGGCATTTGAAGGTTACCGTAAACAAGTACAAGAGCAGTCTCCTGAATTAGAAGAGCAATTATTACAAATTGCAGTTGATAATTTAGGTTCAAATCCAACAAAAGTATTTGAGCGAGATTTAAACTCTACACCACTTGAAACCATTATAGACGGTGTAGGAAAACGCTTAGATAAAGCGATTGATGGAATTAAAGGACAAGTTAAAGATATTCCACAAAAAACAAAAGACTTGATGGACGAGTAAATCCCATTGACAAAAACCGCTACTTCGGATCAAGATAACCGCACTACTAAATCAAGTCGGTTTCTCGCTCCGACAATAAAAGCGGTTTTTTTATGCCTAAAATTTGTAATTCCTCAGATCTGAGGATTTCAGTGGTCGGGTCGAGAGAACCTAATACAATACCTTACGGGAATAAGTTCCGCCGTCTGAAATCGGTAGTTGAAGCCCGATCAACCCTACTAAGGTTGATCGAAAGACTAACTGAAAATCAAGGGGCATAATATGTCAAACTTAACCATTCTAAAAACATCTATTCGTACTTACGAAAATCTTTATTCTCTAACAGATCTTCATATTGTTAGTGGCTCTGAAAAACGAGATTGCCGCCAAGGGCTACGACATCGCACACGAATTTAACGTGTGGCTTGACCCATTCATTGAGCAAGCCCTACCCCAGCTTAATCAACAACGATTAGCAAACTTTTAACCACAACCAACCGCTCTTTATGGGCGGTTTTCTTTTATGGAGAAAAAATGTTTACCTATGGCTCAATTTGCTCTGGGATTGAGGCGGTAAGCGTAGCTTGGGAAGAAATAGGGAAGCCTCTATGGTTTTCTGAAATCGAACCATTCCCTTGTGCTGTGCTTGCTCATCATTATCCAAATGTGCCAAATCTAGGCGATATGACCGCCCTACCTCAAAAAATTCTCAATCGTGAAATTCCTGCTCCTGATGTTTTAGTTGGAGGAACGCCTTGCCAAGCATTTTCTGTTGCCGGCAAGCGTGAAAGCCTTGAAGATGAAAGAGGAAATTTAACCTTAACTTTAATCCATATTTTAGAGACTATTGACTATGTTAGACAGCAAGACGGACAGCAACCCTGTGTGCTTGTTTGGGAAAATGTCCCTGGTGTACTATCCACCAAGGACAACGCATTCGGACACTTTTTGGCTGGACTGGTTCAAGAGTGTCAGCCATTACAACCACCAAGGGGAAAATGGACGGACGCTGGTTATGTGCATTCAGCGAGAACAGTCTGCTGGCGAACGCTCGATGCTCAACACTTCGGTGTTGCCCAACGTCGTAAAAGAGTGTTCCTTGTGGCAAGTGCTAGAAAGCGAAGTATCGCCCAAATACTCATTGAGCTCAAAGGCGTGCGAGGGAATTTTGCGACGAGCGAAAGTGAGAGGAAAGGTGTTACCGGATTTATTGAAACAAGCCTTGGAGCATATCGTCAATCCGAACAAGGTGTAACACTTAAAGCATCAGGAGGAGCATTAAGCGGTGGAAGTGAAACCCTTGTTGTACACGGTACACAAGACTCTATTATCAGTCAAGATGTAGCACATTGTTTAGGTCGTAATAACGGACAGGAAAACGTGTTATTTGACATAGCTCATCGCTCTGATGTAGTAAGAGTACAGGAGACCAATACCACACCAACACTTACCGCAAGAATGGGAACAGGTGGAAATAACGTACCTTGTATTGCACTTGCTGGGAACACGATTGGCAGACAACCCCAAAACGGTGGAAAGGGAAATGGTTTTGATGAAAGTGGCGTAAGTTACACTCTCACAAGTACAGATGTTAATGCTATATCCATATCTACTCTTGTTCGTAAACTTACACCTATTGAATGTGAGAGATTACAAGGATTTCCCGACAACTACACGCAAATCCCTTATCGTAATAAGTCAGCAGAAGATTGTCCTGACAGTCCTCGTTATAAAGCTATTGGTAATTCGATGGCTGTACCTGTGATGGAATGGATCGGGCTAAGGTTACAAGATTATTTAACTATGGAGAAAACTAAATGAAACAACTTATCCAACAAATCGAACAATGGGCGGAAGACCGTAATATCATCAACGGATCAACTAATCAAATTAGATTTAATATCGGCTATGAACCTAAAGAGCTTTATAGCGAAATGTTGTATTAACTTGAGAATAGCTTAACTAGCTGGAATAGATTTAAAAGAGTAACATGTTGATTTTAATACCATTTGTTAAATGGTTGATTATGAAGTAATATCAATCATAATACCAAAAAATTAATCTAAGAAATTATTTTGCGATCTAACTCGCAAGTCTGGAAACAAGCCTCCACAATGGAGGCTATCCACTCTCATTTTTACACCTGAATCATCCCCTGCCCTTTCATATAGTCATAAATACGCAAGATCATCAATTCTTGGAACGACTTACCAATATCTTCTTTTTTAAGTGGTTGCATCATCACTTCCATTGCTTGTTGAGCATCAAGATATTTATACTCGGTCACAATCGGATTGAATTCTGTGACTTGGTTTTCTTCGTTTTCAACTGCTGTACCTATCTGATAGGCGACATTCATTGAACCACCCTGATCCATATTGAAACCAGAGATTGTTGAATAAAGTGGATTTAAGATTTTGTTAAATGTTGCCATTTGTTTGCTCCTATGGTTTGTTTTAGAAAAAACTGCTTGTATTGTTACAAGCGGTGAGTTCGGTAAAAAAAATTTACGGAATGTTTGAAATATCAATAAGGCAAATTGCACTTGGTGTACTTTTACCTAATGCACCGATATTATCTGTGTTTTGTATATAGTGGTCGCCACCATAAGAAGAACCGCTATATACTACTGCGTGCTCTACTCTAAAGTAGCTACCTACCCGTTTAACCACATCTCTCCAATAAGTGATTGTCTTAGATGTTGGTCTATAAGCCACCGACATTCGGTTATTCAGCAGATTATAGGCAACCTTATCCGTATTCGAGACTTGCCATTGAACATAGCCATTTGGCCCAATCGCTGGCAGATAGAACATGCCAATAGGTTTTACAGGGTAATCTCCTGTGCTGAAAAATTTATTGCCTGCTTCATTAACAATCTCAATGCCGTAGGGTGCTTTGCGATTTAAGTCTTGGCTGAAAACAAAGACTTCAACCTTGGCCAAAAAGTAGGCTTTGTAGCTATTTCCATTTTTTACTAAATAGTGTGATGCTGTGTTGACATTATCAGCAACCGGACGTGCAAAGACGGTAGGTTGTGAGTTTGAAGTAAACTCAAATACCTCAATGTGATTACCATAAGGTCTAGTCACACCACGCACCAGAAAATTTAAGGCTCGATAATCTTGCTTGATTTGCAGACGATCCAGTTGAATCCCTTGTGCTGTCATTACTTGCTCCCCACAGTGATTAGTAATCCCGAAATATACGCATTATCGGCACGACAAATAAACTTATTGTTGTTTTTGTCGTAAATACAAGCCGATCCTGGCATCGTCCAAGGTCTGATAAAAGGATTTGACGATTCTTCGGCTACCGCAGACATCGCGTACCACTCTTCGCCCATTACCACGGGTTGTTGTGGATTTACTTCATAGCCGTTCGATCCACTGTCCCACGTCCAAGTGCTAGGCCCTTCAATATTCACCCCTCCTGATGCCAAATAGCCAGGATATTGCCTAACAAGTTGAGCAAGATATTTCATATCTCGTTGCTTACCTGTGCCTTTACGGTAATAAAGGTGATAATGTACTACATTCATTTCTTGTTCTGTTAAAGTGGCTTGTAATCTACCATTCTCGTCAAACACCTGTACTCCATATTCCGCCATATCTCCTCCATATTTTGTGCTGTGATTAGATTTCTTACGTTTTTAGTCAATAATATAAATCGACATTTATAACCTGCCGATTTTTACTCTAACTCGACCTTGTTCGTCATAGACGACAATTTGGTCGTTGTTAATCACCATACCGACATTTGCTGTCGCTGACCTCATTTCAACTTGACCACTCGTATTGACTTTAAAGCGATTGTTGATATTGATTGAACCACCTGTAATTTCTCCCAATTCACTGCTTAAAGCTGATAATTTTGTAACTCTTAACTTATCGGCTGTAATCGTTCCTCCTGATATATTATGCCCTGTAATCGTTCCTCCTGATATATTATGCCCTGTAATCGTTCCTCCTGCTATATTATGCCCTGTAATCGTTCCTCCTGCTATTTGTTGGGCAGTAATGGTGTTTGTAACAATAGAACCACCGTGAATAGCGGTTACACCGCTATTCACCCACGCAGACGGTTGAGTGGTGTACTCAGTACATTCTTCAAGCATTGGTCGTCTAATAACAAACATTGGACTATCTTGACCGTTTTGTCCCCAAGTGTTAATGATTAAACGATAAGTGGTTTCAGCAGAATTGGTAGCATTTGTTTTGAATAAGATCCAAATACGATATGAATTTTCAATACCAGTATCAATTGTATTGTTTGGATAACCTCCTGTATGCCCTCGTCCACTCCAACTTTTACTGATAACTTGTACGCGACCTAACTCAATGTTTAAATCAACATAACCCCTGTGTGCGCCTACATAAGCTGAAAAACAATAATAGGTGTTAGGTGTCAATTTTATATTTTGATACAACCCACCTAATCTTGCGTCCCCTGTAATTGACTTACGAGAACGCTGTAATCTAAATTGATTTTCTGTTGGTAAATACGCTCCACTTCGATATGCACCAGTTTCATTATTAAAAGCATATCCGTTATTCTCAATGTTATTTGTATTAACATAATAGGTCCAACCGTTACCGTTATTAGCAAAAATCGGGTTATACAGTAAGTTCCCCCCTAACCCAATTGCCAATTTATCAGCACTAATTTGCCCTGCTTGTAAATGGTTGGCGTTAATTGCACCTGCTTGAATTGTACCAGCCTGTACCGAGTCCGCTGCCATCATCCGAGCAGATATAGTTCCGTCCGCAATCAAATCGCCATTAACAGCAACTTTGTTATTAACCACGCCAAACATCGGCGTGATGTTGCCATCTTGCGCATTTTTGACAACGTTAAATTTATCTGCCATCACAATAACAGAACTTTCAGTTCCTCCATTTGAGCCTAAAGAGATGCCCGCAAGTGCTTTTCTATTGCCAGCAATAGATACTGCTTGGATTGTGTGCATTGTGCTGACAGTGCCATTAAGCGTTGTAATAGCCTGACTTGTTGTAGATAGGCTAGATTCCGCATTCCCTAGGCGAGTGGTTAATCCTGAGATTTGAGTCGCTTGCGCTTGCTCTTTGGTTGCTTGCGTTGACTTATAACTCGTCAACTCCGCTGACACTGCACTGATAGACTGCTCTATATCTTCGGGCGCTGGAGCCCAAGTCATAGCTCTATTGCCTTCGACAAGCATAGGATTTTGTAATTCTACAAGCCCTTCACCTGGATTAATGAATGAAATGTTTGTTATCGCACTGACGAAGGTAATCGATATTTTTTGCCATATGCCTGGAGTCAAATTTCTTGCATGAAAATTAACCCATTTCTGCCCATTGTACAGATGGAGATAAAACGCAGTTCTTTCAGGTTTGACCTCAGCACTAAATGTATATTGCTTCTTGGGCAGATTAAAACCTTGCCTCCAGTACCAGTTTGCCGTGTTTAAATTTTTTAAAACTGCGATTCCATTTCTAACATCCCTTCCACCAATTACATTCCAGTGGGTAGTGTTGTTTAATAGACGAGAATTTTTAATTAAATTCCACCCCCCAACCTCAATCCCATCAATCTTAGCATTAAGGCTCTGACTTAGCTCCGAAACACTACGATTAGCACTTGCAATGCTATTCTGCAAGGTAGAAATACCACTCTGTACACTTGCTACCCTCGTTGTTAATATCGCTCTAGCCTGTGCTTGTGCATTATCCCCAGCAATACGTGCTTGACGTTCTTCAGATAAACCTGACAAGGCGTTATCTGCTTTGGTTGTGGCAGTGGTAATTAATTGCGCTTGCTTACGGTCGGCTTGCTCTAATCGGCTCACCGCAGTACCACGAGCATTGGCTTCTGCTTGCAAGGCTTGCGTTCTCGCCCTTGTCTGCGCTTGAATCGCTTGCGTGCGTTGAGTGGCTTCTTGAGCTAACGCACTTTGTACCGTGTTAGCTTTGGATAAGGCATTATCGGCTGTACTGCTTGCTGTCGTAAGTTGATTAATAAGAGCTTGGTCTAATTGACTACTTGCAAGTTTTCCTTCTAAATCAACCGCTTGTACTTTAGCAGTGTATTTTCTGCCGTCCCAAACATACAGTTTCCCGTCAGCTTCGTTGTATAACTGTTTATGACCGATGTTTTCCGTTGGGTTGTCAATACGAGCAACGGTTTTGATCATCTCAAGCTTACGAGCTGGCATCGCTGTATCAAAGACTTCATCAATAATATTTTGCCCTAGCGTTTCATTCAGCAACGCAAGCTCGGCATCAATATCCGCCCCAGTTTCTGCACTTAAGCCTTGTTGTTGATACCAATCCCCCACGTTAATGCCACGAGTATGACGTAGCCAGTAGTAACGTGTTTGACGTGGACCTACATTGTGGGTGTAGATATTTGCGGTTACTTTTGCAATCCGCTCTGCGTTAGCAAGGTTGTTGGTTGAACTTGCCCAGATTTCCGTTTGTGTAGCTTCATCCACAAAATCCCAAGACAGCGTAATGTCAGATAAACCGCCCGATACCGATACATTTTTAGGTGTAGGTGGGTTGTCAATCGTAAAGGATTGTACTTTTTCACTCAGCATTCGCCCTTGTGCATCTCGTGCGATAATCGTGACTTGGTATTCACCATTTGCCAAATCAGCAAGGTTCAGCTCACTACTGGATTCATCACGTTTAAACAGATACAACTTCCCGTCTTTTAAGACTTTGATGTCATATTTAACCGTGCTATTACCTGATGTCACTTCCCACGACACTTTCATATCACCGCTTAATGTCGGTTGTACGCCTAAGTGTGTTAATTGTGGCTCAACTTTATGGCGTGTTTCAGACAGAGGAGTAAAGATTGCCCCTTCATCAACAATTCGCTCTTTCTGTGGCTCGTGCTGTAATGCGGTAATGCCGTAGCTACCATCTTCATTTTCCGCCACGCCAAGCACACGATAGCGTTGTGTACTGACTAACGGGGTATGCAACGCCCAAGTATCCATTACCTGTAAGCCTGTTGGCTCGCTATCTAATGTTACAAGCGATTTGTTTTGGGCGTTAATTTGCGAAATTTTGCGACGAACTAACCGCTGTCCGTTGTTATCATTGACTAAATAACTTAGGTACTTTTCGCCAGCGACTTCAATCGGGGCATCAAGGGTAACGGTTCTGCCGTTAATGGCCAACACACGCCCACCAAGATTGACATTAGCATAGGATTTATCTGCAATTTCAATGATGTCACCCGGTAATACTTGTAACCCTTCACGCCCTACGCTAAAGCTGATCGTGCATTGCTCTAAGCGAGACGTTTCAAGTACCCATTTACCATAACGGCGAGCTTGCCCACGAGAAGTACAGGCAAACGCAACGATTTTCTTCACGTTGTAGCCATAACGTTTAATCATTGCATCATCTGCCACATACTCAATCGCTTTTTGATAGTTGTTGCGTTCGTCGGCGTATTCCACTTCAACGGCGGTAAAAATCGACTTAAGCGGGACATATTGGCGGTTAAATTTACCGTCAATAACGTTCGCCTGAGTAAAAGTACAGACAGGATCGGCATTTCTATCCTGAATAGCCGTTAATTGCGTACCATTCCACACCACAATCGCACGGAAAACCGACGCCATATCTGAAATCACGGAATAGGCATCACGCTGTTCTGTCAGCCATAAGTTTGCCACCATTCTTGGCTCTTGCCCACCGTAACCATCTGGCACTTGCTGATCGCAGTATTGAGCAATTTGATACAACTGGAATTTATCAATGCCATAATCGCCTAAACGTTGCCCTAAGCCAGCTAATTTGTTGGTGACTAAATCGTAAAACACCCACGCAGGATTATTCGTCCACGCCAGTTTAAAATCCCCACGCCATAAGCCACTGCCATAGGTTCTCGTATCAGGATCGTAATTGCTCGGCACTTTGACCAAACGCCCATACAAAAGAAAGTTAATGTTTGGAAAGCTCGGGTTATAGCGTGAATCGGTTTTAATCCCCACTATCGCCATATTGGGATAGCTCAATTTGGCACTAATAATCTCCGTGTAGCTCGACCAAAATGTCGCATTCTGCAAGCGTTGGCTTTTGCTATCTGGCGTAACACGTTGTACCGTCACCGTGAAAGGTCGTGGCGGTAAATTGTCGATCAGATAACTACGATGAAAACGTGATGAAGATTTACCGTTAATCACCACTGTTTGTCGGGATTGACCGTTAATTAAAATTTCTAACTGCACCAATGTGCCGTGCGTATCGCCTTGATTATTTTGGCTAAACAACGCATTCACACCTAAAGTAATTCGCAAAAGATCAATATCAGGGTCAATCACCGTGCGAGAAATAGGGTGTTCTAGTTTCACTTCTGCACCCACAGAAACTTCTCGCTCTGACGCATCAAAATCTTCAAGGGGTTGCTGGTCTTGATAGCCTAAACGGTAACGAATTAACGTATTTTGATAATTCCATTCCCCTTTCGAGTTTTTGATCGGCGTGTAATCAAAGAAGGCACTCTGATACTGATCTGCTGTCACCGCACCACGAATAGGACCGAGTGAAATTAAGCCAATCGCACTTAATCGCTGTGCTGATTTTAGGTTATCGGGTGCTTCGTAAGGTGTATGGCCACCACCGCCTTTTTTACCGCCCATAATGTTTCTCCAATAAAAAAGCCGTTACAGTTTCCTGTGCGACTGTAATTTGTTTACGTTGTCACATCATCAAAGGTATCAATACCCTGCGAAATCAAAATAAGACTTGTCATCATTTTTCCGTAAAGCAACGGAATCGGTCTGCCTTGAGGGGTAAGATTGCGAATGTTTGAGAATGATGTGCTTTGCTGTTTTTCGCTATCACTTAATTTCGTGTTCATATCTGGTGGACGAGCAAGCATTTGCATCGCCCCTCCTAATAAAAGACTAGCTCCCATACTTCCCATCATCATCGCAGTCATCCCTTGAACCATTCCAAAACCCATTGGGCCAAGCATAAAAGCGGTACCAATTAAAAGTGCACCAGCAACAATACTAAGGACACTCGATTTCCCTGCCCCCACCACCACAGGCGTAAAATGTACGGTACAATCATCAGCAAGTGTCATTGTAGGATTGGTTTTTATCTGCTCTTCGCTTAAATAGCGTTTTCCGATTCGGACTTTGTAATAGCCTTTCCGCAAATGTTGACTCAAACCTTGAATCTGACTGAGTAGTCCGCTCATCAGCTCTTTAAAGGAACTGACTTCAAGCACTATCGGTTCGTTAGGCTCAAATCGTTTAAGATCGCCGTAAAATTTAACTCTGACCATTTCGGGTATCTCCAAATACTGTGCGTTTGTTGTAGCCAAGCGCCGTCATAAGGCACACGAGCAGATAATCGCCCTTCGCTGTGGTGTAACATCATTTGATTACCAAGGTAAATGCCTGCGTGATTAGCCACATCACTACCAATTTGTAGTAACACAATATCGCCAAGCTGGGGCTGTTCTTCAAAATCTAACCGCTCAAAGCCAAAGCGGAGCAAGTTTTCTTCATACAAGTTGCCTGATTTAAACCATTCAAATTCATAGGTCACATCATCGGGCAAATCCAATCCCGACAACATATAGGCATCAAGTAAGATATTGCGACAATCTTGCTTGTTATTCTCAAATTGGCGACCAACAAGCGGTGCGATTGGGCGGAATTTTTGCAATTTTCCGTCGCAAACCAACCAAAACGGCAAATTTAACCGCACTTGACATTCTCTGTCTGCGGTTGATAGATAAGGCAAGCCCTTTTCTGTGTCTGAATCAGGGTGAGAATGAACAACCGCCACAATCTCGCCCACGCTTTCCGCCCGAATCCAATCATCGGGTGAAATTTCAAAGTGATTAATCGGATCGACAGCCACATTTTCACAAGGAAAATAACGCAACTCACCGCCCTTAAAAACGACAAAACCGCAACTTTCGTGCGGTTCTGAGCGTTTGGCGTGAGCAATGATTTTAAATTCTAAATCAGGTGTTTCCATTTTTACTCCCAATAAAAAAGCCCGAACATATCGGGCTTATAGATTATTTTTCTTGTAATAATGTATCCAATTCCTTTAATTTAATTATCGCATTTTGGCATTCTTTTAATTGTTGTCTTGCTTGAAATTGTGAAACATTTGCATCAAGTTTATAACAACTTATTACACGTTTATCTTTTAATATTTGAACATATCTTGCTAAGGTTTTAGCTGAGCGATTTTCAATACTTTTTAATTTTTCAATCGCAAATTGATGTTCACCATAACTCTTATCCATTAAATCAATCTTGTGTTTAGAGAGAAATTGGTTAAGCTCATGATAAAAGTAATAATAACTATGTTTGATGCTATCTCTCCATTCAATTTCGCTAGATTGTTTTGACAAAATCTCAGCTCGTTCAATTAATTCCGTATGCTTAATCATTATTTATACGCCTCACAATAAAGATACAAGCAATCTAAATCTAGGTGATTTTTTTCTGCAAATTCTGCGAATAAATCTGATAGATTAGCGTTACACTCAACTATCTTTTCAAGATCTGCGTCATCTACATATTGAACAAGGTTAACAATATGTAACCGCTCATCAATTTCACGAAACTCAGTACCAATGATAAATCTAGAAACAATATGTTGATTAATAAGCCGATTGACTTCAAGACCGAAATCTAACATTAAACGTCCACTACCAAATACTTTATTTAATTTAGTAATAATATCAATATTATGTTTTATCTTACATTTATCTAGCTCAGTTTTGATAGGAGTTAAATCGTCATAAGCAAAAAAGTTCATTAGCCGACCTTCTAATGTTCGAAGTATTTTTATGTCGCCATTTCTAGCTATCTGAAATGCTTGTCGATAACAATCTAAAGCTAATTCAAATTGATTAAAGATTTCGTAAGTAAACCCTAAATTATAGATATTTGATGCGCTATGATTGAGTTCAATAGATTTCTGACAAGCAAAAATTGCTTTACTTTCTTGATTGGCTAAAGCATAAACACTTCCTTCCATGCTCCACGCCAAATCGGGTAATATTAACTTCAACTTCTCAATGTCGCTAAGTAATCTATTAATAAACATAGGGGTGAACTTCTTCATATAACGAGCATCCTCAATGCGTCGAAATAGACTGTCCGCAATAGTTTGTGGTTGAATGGCTGCCATAAAATCCTCTTCTGTTTATAATATAGTTCAACACAATGGCGAACTCATATAGTTTACAAGTAAAACACCTTGATAGCAATCAAGCCCCATACTGCGTCGTACTTGGAAAGCCACCAAACGGCAAAATAGCACTAGCCCCGAATCTCAGCTTGCAACCACGCAAACAGTGAGAGCAAGCGTCTTTTTTCGGATCGGTTGTCGGGTTATCTTTTTCATCGGCAACTGGTCCGCCTGTATAGCCACACTCCGCAGAACGATATGGCCAAATGCAAGTATCAGATGTAATCATCAGCAACGGTATGCGTGCATTATCTGTTTCTGCGGGCAAAGCCAGCTCAAATGTCGCTACTTCATCATTGAGGATTTTTAGCTGTTCAATAATGAACAAACTCACACTTTCCTGTGTCGGATCGGCTTGTGGATTTTGTCCGTTAGGAAAATTTCGTGCATCAAGGAATTGAGCGTAAACTAAACGACGTGTCACTTTCGCCCCAATCCCTTGCCCGAAATCTGCCGCCAAAGCGGTGACAATGCCGTACAGGTTTGAGATTGTTAAAGTCGGTCGATTACTCGGACCTTGACCGCTAATCTCAAAACCGTCCGCTTGAATTGGATAGGCTTGGTACTCGTTACCTTGCCACCAAACATTCTGCTGACCTTGATTTAAGCCATTGTGAAAGCGTAATAGCTCCCCTTTTCGTGTTTGGTCGCTATTACTGCTGATATGCCTTAAATCAATTTCCCACAGTTCAATCAAGGCATTTTGTTCCAGTTTTGGCAGTTCGTTTGCCATTTTTTGGGGTAGGGATTTTGGCATTACATACTCCTATCGTCTAAATTGACCACCCGCACGAGCGAAATTATTGGTGATCGCATTCTGACTTTCTTCTCTTGCGATTCCTCTCATTGTTTTTAACAATTCCACTGTGATGTGAGTTCCATCTGGCGTTTCTTCTTGAGAAACTTTGGCATCTACCGCATTACCATTGTTGATGATTTGAACATTTACAGATGATTTACCCGATGCTTGATTTCGGTTTCCTTGATTTGCTAAAAAGGCTTTTAAATCTTGGTTAGTACGACTATCAACAACTCGCTCACCACGATCAAGCAACCACGTTCCTTCTTTTGGTATGCTATCAATACCAGAGTGAGCCATACCGCTTAATGAAACAGATTGAATAGTGGAAATAATGCTTGCAGTTTCAGATGCTACTGTTGCCATCGCTGCAATATTTGCAGGGAATGGCTGAGCAGCTGCATTGGCAATACCTTGCTGTATTTTCATAATACTGTCCGCAATTGCAAATGCTTTTGACATCGCAAACATTGTTTTGTAAATATCTGATTGTTCTTGCCCTGCGTTACGCATTACCCCAAGCATTGTATCAATTGCTCCGCCAAAACCAGAGATACTACTCATAAACAGATTTTGCGTATCTTGTGTAGCTTTGTTGTCGATTTGTGCTTTTGCATTTACAAAATCTTGGTATTGAATTAATTCCTGATCGTACAATGATTGTAATTCAGCTAACTTTGAGGTTTGCTGATTTTGGATGGCTTGCGTTGGATCGAATTCAGCTTTCCAGCGGTCATATTCACTCACTGCATTTTGCCCAGCTAATTGTGCCTGTTTATTTCCCGCATCCCAAGTGGCGTTTTCTGTGGCTTTTTTCGCTTGGTCATGAGTTAAACGCCCTTCCGCATTAAGTCGTTGAATATCTTGTAAATGCTCTTTTAGCTCGCGTGCATATTGCAACTCAGGGGCGAACTGTTCTGCTAATTTTGCACGTTCATTGGCAAAACGTTGTGAAATCGCCAATTTTGCTGACTCATATTCTTCGTGTGAAACTACCCCGTTTTTTCATATGTTCTTCCAAGCGTTGGAGCATTCGTTGTTGCTCTGCATCAATTTCTTCAAGGCTGGAACGGCTGTGTTTGCGGATCTCATCGTAAAAGGAAAGCCAGCTATCACGGGCATTTTCACCGCCACCTCGACTGCCACGTAAACTCTGATTAATGCTTTCTGTTTGAGCTTGATCTTTGAACATCCCTTGTAATACTTGCTTGCCTTCAATCAGCTTATTCAAGGTTTCGATAGATAAATCAATGCTTTTATCCGCTGCATTAGCTGCGGTAATCGTACCGTTGGCAATATCAATTAGCACTTGGTTATATTCAGCCCCCTTTTCCCCAAGTAATTCATATAAGCCTGCTAAAACAAAGGCGGACTCTGCCTGTCCTTGTTGTTTTAATTTTGCCACTTCAAGATTTTGTGCTACTGTCAAAGCGCGTTCTTTTAATTTTTTAAATGCCTCATCTAGCTCTAAATTGGCTTTTACGCCACCTTGAGCCGCCTCTTTCTGCTGTTTTATTGTGTTACTTAAACTGGCAATAACACCATCTGCTGTATTGGCATCGATACCTAGATTTTTCATTTTGGTACGAAAATCATCAATGCTTTTTCCATTTGACAAAAACACACCACCAAGAGCGGTTAATTGGTTGCTTAAAACTGAAAGATCGATATTTTTATTTTCCCGAATTCTTTCTAATTCCGCGTTTAATTTTTCAAGATCTTGCTTGGAACTTTCAGACAGTTCCAAACCAAATTGCCACGCACTTGTTTGAATTTGAGAGATTTCCGCCCGCACTTTGGAAATTTGCTCGCTATAATTTTCCATTGCTTGAGTTTGCTCAATAATCTTCAAAGTCAGTGCGCTTTCGCTTAAGCCGTCATAACTTTCTTTTAAACGGTTATTCGCACTCTCGGTATCTAACGCTGCCTCTTTTGCCTCTTGTGCCTTTTGGCTGAAATAAAATAATGCACCTGCCGCAATTGTTGCCGCTCCCATAGGGCCACCAATAAGACCTAATGCGCCACTTAATAAATTTTTGGCTCCTGCGGCTGCACTGCTTGCAATTGATGCGCGTTGAGAGGCTGCAGCAAGATTATTCATAGCAACCGCCTCCGCATTAATAAGCCCCGTAATAACTTGTGCTTGTTGAGCCATTTTAGCCTCAATCGCTGCTCTAGCTTTCTTGGTTCGTACTAATTGCATTTCTGAATTCAACAAATTCATTTTGGCTTGTGCAGCTGCTAATTCTGCCGCTGCTTGGGTTTGTGTGGCTTTCGCAGCGATTAAACTCGCTTGCGCTTGTCTGTGTGTTTCCACTCGAGCAAGAACCAACGTTGAAATAAACTTAGCCCCATTGCCAGCTGCAATTGCCAAAAGCACACCGGCTAAATACTCAAAATTCTGCGCAAGAAAAGAAATACCTGCCGCTAAGTTTTCTGTAATACCTAAAGTGCGGTTTTGTTCATCCGCAAATTTCATAAAGGCATTTTCCATTTGTTGCATTGCGCCACCAAAGGACAACGGCATTTGCTCAAATTTTTGGTTAATTTTTTCCGTTGAACCGTTAAACGCTTCAAAAATTAATTTAGATGTTAATTGTCCTTCCCCTGCTAATTTTTTCACTTCCGCACGGCTTTTCCCCATATATTCTGCAAGCACATCAAGAATAATCGGAGCAGATTCCGCAATGGTTTTAAATTCATCGCCTTGTAATTGCCCTGAACCTAAGGCTTGCGACAACTGAAATAATGCACTTGCTTGAGCCTCAGCACTCACACCACCAACAGCCATTGCTTTATTCATTGTTTCAGTAAATTGCAGAATATCTTTTTGCGCATAACCATAATCTTTTAACGCACGAGCTGAGCGGGTATAAAGCGTTGTTGTTGCCTCTAAACTTCCCCTTGTACGTTGGGCAATCTCAAATAATTCCTTTTGCACTTGGTTCATTTCAGTCATAGAACTTGTCACAAACTGCACTTGATTGCGTAAAGACTGCATTTTGTCCGCCAGCGCTAAGAGGTGAGAAATCCCACCGCCTATTCCAGATAAAGCCAATAACGCCTGTAAACGCCCAAAGCATTTATTTAATTGTTCAGTGGCGGTTTCTGTTCTTTTTGCGGCGCGTTCTACATTGTTTAAATCACGAGCAGACTTATCCGCACCGCTTGTGGTGACTTTAATGGCTAATGTTGCTAAATCTGTCATTTTTCCTACCTCAAAAATAAAACCGCTTGCATCTCATGACACAAGCGGTTTGATATTGATATTTTTTGCAAAATCTATTTAATGATTACATATTTTACCTGATTTTTCTCGGCATCTTTTTGTTGTTGAGCGTCTAACTCTTTCTTTAATCGATCCAAATAGATCTTGTTTTTATAAAGCCCAATCGCAACAGAACCAATCAGGGTGACGGATAGACCAAAAATCGTGGCATAAAAGAGCGTAATATCTTGAGCAAAAGCCCCTAATACGAAAAATATAACCCAACTCATCAGCCAACCGATGAAAACGGCTTTTACACAGGAAAATAAGAACATATGCGACTCCTTTTTTTGAAATCTAACACTACACCGATTAAATTTCAACAAATTTACGCTACCACTTCCCTAAATTGAGCTGAAAGCGTCCAAAAGCCTTGTTGTTGGTTTGTTTTCCATTCGTCACAACGAAATTTTCCTTGTGTTGAACTGTTCGGAGTCCATAAAAACGATTTATACCCACCGTGTCTATCTAAAAATGCGTCTATTTGCTTAATACGCTCTTCTGTGCCACTAAAAGAAATATCATAAATGCGGAGATTGTGATTTAATCCTTTGGGTGCTACTTGCTCGTAACCATTACCAAACTTAAGTTTCATCACCTCAGGTTTTTTCGTGAGTTGCATTCCCCAATCGGGATTAAAATTAAAGGTTTCCACACTAAATCTCCGTATTTTGTACATTCAGGAAAATCACATCAAGCTGTTTAATTACCTTGATTTCCCATACTGCTAACTCTATCTGAAGCAGTCTATTCCACGCCTCAATCTCAGCATAAGTAATGGGACAAAGCCCCATACCTGACTGTCGAGAAAGAGATAGCTCATAGAAAAAACCCAGCAGATAACTTATCGCTGGGCTAATTTCGATATTCTCAAGCTCTTCAGGAACACTGCCCGTCTGCTCTTGAATAGCCAAAAGATGTTCTCGCAAGGTGCAATCAGAATCCTTTGGCTTTTTGTCTAATTCAAATTCTTTTTTAGCGTATGCCAACAAATCATCAATTAGCTCTTCAAGAACTTTCCCAAATCGTTAGAATGTTCAAGGACTTGTTCAATAATCCAATCACATTCCGTTAATAACATTCGGGCGTTTTCTTCCGTGAATGGCAGTTCTTTTTTGTCGCCAAATTCCACATTTTCCCAACCAACCATACGATTTAATGCTAACTCGATACTTTCTTGTTTGATTTCATCAAATTCCTTAAATTTAGGGTGGCGAGAACGAGCATTTTCCAATTCGCGTTTTTGCTCTTTGCGTAATTGTTTTGCAAAGAACTTTTGAGCTTGATCTGATTTTGCGCTCACTACACTAATAAATGCTCCCAATCCTTCACCCGTTACAGGATGAACAAGTTCAAAGCGATGTGAGTCTGAAATATTCTCTTTGGCAAGGTTTTTTAAGTTCATTTTTTGTTCCTTATAAACGAAAAAACCGCCAATAAAGGCGGTTTAGGTAAAATTTAGGTATAAAAAAGCTCCGTTTAAGGAGCTTGGTTAAGGTTAGGCGAGTGTGTCTTGTACAATCATTGTGGTTGCTTTTTTCAAGCTATCATCAATGGTGCTTTGTGCATCAAAAACAGCGGGAAACGCATCATAATTCAGGGTTTGAATTAAGTTATCGCCACTGTTGACTTCGGATGAAGTGAGTTTCACGCCAGGTAAAATTAACGTAACATAATCTGAGTTGGTTTCACTTTCAGCATCCATTCGTAAGGCAAGTGAAAGGGATGTGCCATTTCTAACCGCTTGCCACATCTTTTTATCTTTCAAGTAAGTAGAAAACGAACCACTGACTTTGACTGTGCCAATAAACACATCAGGGGCGTAAGTTGCACCTAAAACAGGCTCACTGCTTGCACCGAGATCGATGTCAATCTTAAAACCTGTCACAAAACCGACTTCCTCCTTGTTGAGTAACAGTTTTCCTTTTACCCCTGCCAATTTTCCTGATTGAGCAATCGGGGTAGGATTGGTAAAGTAAGTGGCTTGTAGCTCTTCACTTTTTTGCCCTAAGAATGAAACGGTGACAGAGGAAATGCCGTTAGGCTGAACATCAATACTCATCTTAGAAACACGACAACCGGTATAAACACGGTTTACGTTAATATCTTGGAAAATCTCTTCAATGGTGAATGAATCCGTGGTGTGCTTAGCGTCAGGCACAATAAGGATTTTTCCATTTTTCTCGCCAGCACCATTTGAGGTTTTCTTAATAATCGGGGCTTTAGCCTCTGTGGTAAATGCACCACGCAGAACCGCAGCAAAGAACTGCGACCACTGCCCCGCAGAGAGTTCACCTTTAATATCGCCTTCGACCTTTTCAAAACCGACAATAGAGGCGGAACGTTGTAAATCAGAACGAATTTCTTCGGATTGAAATGATTCAAAATTTGCATTTAACGAGGTTTCAATGCGTGGAATGATCTTGGCTCCCGTTTTCTCAGCTTTTTTGCCAAAAACGGTTTCCTTGCTGACAACCAGTGTTCTTTTGACTTCTTGAGCCATAGTTACTCCTTATTCAGCTCGTAGGCTGTGTAATGGATTGTGATAGGTAAAGCCAACTTATCATCATTTAAAAAAATACCGCCAATGGTAGGCGGTTGAGAGATAACGACTTGAACATTCTCTTCAATGATAGATTGACCGTAAAAATGATTGCGGATGAGCTCCGCTCTTTCTTCGATAGCGTGCGTGCCGTTGCCATTTGGATAGAACAAGGTCACCTGTAAAAACCCTGTTTCAACAGAAAGCGGTTTATCGGAAATGCTTGCTGTATCACTGGTTGTTACAGAAAGAAAAACCGCTTGATAAGGTAAACTCACTTTATTGTTTACCCCTTCCCAAGCGGTATTGAACTTGCCTAATTCCGTTAGTTGCGTTTGTAAGATGGAACGAGTGATTTTTTTCATTACCAAAGCCCTAATGTTGGGTTTTTTGCTAGATATGCTTTTAACTCTTTAACCGTTATCCGAACCATACCTTGCGGTGCTTGGATAGAATAACCATTCTTCGTTTTCCCTGATGGATTTTTCGGAGGATTAGGATAAAGCCCATATTCCAACGCAGGGGCATAAGGCAAGTTAGTCGCAATATAAATCACATCGCCAAATTTCGCCTTGGCAATATCTTCATTTGAGCCATTAAAATTCGTGGGTAGAGCAGAAACAGACACCGTCCAGCTTCGCCTTAATGCTCCCGTATCAACAGGCGATTTCGCTTGCACTTTCGCAAAAGCCTCTAACGCTACTTTACGAATAACTAAGTTTTTCCGTTGCTCAATCTGCTCAATTTGTTGCTGAATTTGTGCAATAAAACTACTCATTGTTTTCTCCCTTGGCATTGATAAAGCATTGCTACACTAGCAGGTTTTATCGGCTGAACGGCAATAATGCTCCACACCTCGCCATTCACTTCAACCGCTGAGCCGACTTCTGCTTTTTCTGTCAGATAAATCACCACGTCGCCTTGCTGTACCGTTGCAAATTCTCGGTTTACTGAAAAATCATAAGCCAGATTATCAAAAAGACAGTAAGCATTCTGTTTCCTGATCTCAGTTTGCATTTTTCCCGTGGCTGGATCGTATTGCCCAGATATTTGTGTTTTAATCAAACAAGGCGAACCAAACTTCTGAATTAACTGCTTGGAGATTTGCTTTAATTTGCCGTACAAGTTACCCCCTTAACAAGGACACATTGTTAGTAGATGATGAATTTAAAAAGCGAGAAAGCAAGGTTTTGACATACTCAAACCGATTGCTACTACCACTGATAGTCGCTTGATTTTCGTAATTGACAGAAATAGGCCCTACTTTCACGCTTGCCATCTTCTGTTCTGGGTTCTGATTTAGATCAGACTGCAATGCTAATTCGCAAACCGCATATTTTACTTGTAACGGGATTTCGCTACTCTCTTGACTATTCTCTTGACGTGGGAATTGTCTGATTTGTGTTGGGTCTACTTTCTCTCCCACAAAACGATAATTGTGATCGAGAAAATCTGATGCACTAACTAAGCGCCGAGCTTTTTGTTCATCATCAAGTTCATTCCACGCTTCAAAACTAGCCCTCAATTGATGGTAGCCATTTGCCTCTTCAAGGGAAACATAACTATCCGTTGGTACGTTCAGGGTCATTGTCGCCCCCTTTCGCTTGCTTTAATAACGCAATCAGCTCATCTTTCTTCGCTCCTTGTGGAATTTCCACATTTAAGGCTTTAAGTGCGGTGGTTAATTCTGGCACGGTCATCTTGTCTAATGGTTTTTTATCAGATTGTTCATCAACCCATTGAACCTTAACCCCTAAGGATTGATACGCTTGTGCAATCTTAGGAAAATCCCCATAAATCACCACATCGGTCACCTTACTTTCTGCTTTTTCAAAATACAGCGGATTTCGGTAATGTTTATGCGGTTCAAATCCTGTGGTTTGCGTTGTATAAATTAATTGCATTGATTACTCCTTCTCAACATAAAAAGCGGTACGATTTTGTTAATTTTTTGCCAAAACGCACCGCTTTTATATTCACTTAACTTAGTTAGCTTAATTCAATTAACACGCCAGCCGTATTTTTATTGCTGGTCGCATATTTTTGCCAACTTGCTTCCGTGCCAATGGTCGAAAGGTTAGGGTTCGCTCCCGCACTTTCTTTGTACGAATAACCTAAAACATCAAGGTTAAATGTGCCTTCCGCACGAATACCAATCGCTAAGTTTTCTTCACTGTTAATGTCATAAGCTCGGAAACCTGGCAATTGCGAATTCGTGATAGTAATTGCTCCGGCTTGTAAGCCTAAAATGGAGTTAGCTTTGGCTTTATCCGTTACTAACACAGGCTTGCCCATTGTTGCCGGTAAACCGCCATAAATAATCTGGTCTTCCGATTCAAATACTTTATTTGTAATTGCATCATCAATCAGATCAAAATAGACAGCAGAGTCCATCACCCATAAACCAATTCGCCCAAATTTATCCCCAAACTTACGCATCCCTTTGGTCAATACTTTTTTGTGATCGGTTGCAATAGACGCCGAGGCTTTCATATCACCATTCGTCCCAATTGCCGCGATTGCACCAGCAGTCAGGTATTTAAAATAACCGTCTAATAATGCATCCGCATAGTCTTGGCCAATAAGGATAGAAAACTCCTCCGTGCTTCTCGCTCGGCGTTTCATTGCCTCTTCCGTAATTGCATAAGGGCCGTATTTAAACGGAATTTTCACGCCAACCATTTCACCCATCGCAATGGTTTTATTCTCAACCGCGCCATTACTATTTACATCACGATGTTCCAAAGAACCACCGATTTTGTAAAAAGATTGTTTGCGAAAATCGCCTTGGATATTCTCATCTTGCAATAAAATGCAGCCGTTTGAAGCAGCATTAAATACATTAAGATTATCTTGAATACGCTCTAAATATGCAGTTTGAGCCAGTTCATTGTAGATAATCACATCTTTGTTTAAGCCTGTTGCCATAATGTTTTCCTTTATTCTTTAGGTAGATTAAGATATGCCTCACGACCGTGTTCCTGAATAAACTTGTTCATCTCTTCAGGGGTCATTTGGCTACGTTTAAATTGTTTGCCAGCGGGAGAGCCAGCACCACCGCCACCACCGCTTGAGCCAGAGCCTTTTAGAATAGAGTTTTTGTTAGGGTAAGCATCCACTAAAGCCTCTAACGCCTCTTCAAAATCCGCACGTTGCCCCGGTTTTACTCGACTGAAAATTTCGTTGCCAAGCGCATCTTTTGCCAAAATTGCACCGTTTTCATCAATGCTAAAATGCTTACCAAAGAACGCTTGAGCCACATCAACAGGCATTGCCAATTTCTCTGTGACAAACTTAGAGCGAGCAAACGAACCGCCGATCAACTCAGTATGCAATTGACCTTGTACTTTCTCTGCTAACGCTTTAGCATCTGCCAGTTTTTGCTCATAGCCCTTAATCACTTCTTGTCTAACCTTTTCCGCTTCACCTGCATCAATCAGTTTTTTAGCATCAAGATTTTCCACTGTTTTTAAGGCCTCTTTTGCTTTTGCAACATCCTCAATCCCGTCAAACTTTTTGAGTTCCGCTTCCGCTTTCTCTTTAGCCTCACGGTGTTGCTTGTTTTCAGCATTGAGCGAAGAAATTTTTTGCATTGCTTGCGGTGCATCAAAAGGGATTTCCTTCCCGTCATCGTGGATATAAACAGGTTTGCCATCTACAACCACAACATTGCCGTTTTCATCGAGTTTTAATTTCATTTGGATTTCCTTCCTAAGTAAGTTTGTGTTTCTTCCGAAACGTGGATAATAAAAACCGCACGATCTTGCGAAAGTGCGGTTAGGTTTCAGGTAATAAAAAAGGTGCGATCGTTATAATCACACCTTAAATATCAAGTAATAACTGTTCCATTCTATCTAGCCGTGCTATACCAATTTCATAAGTATGCTTTTCTAATTTTCGTTTTTGTAATGCTCGTCCTGCTTCGCTTGCGCGTTTTTTTGATGCGTTTTCATTTTCTTCTAGAACTTCTCGCCGTTGTCGAATTTCATCCCACTTCGCTACGCCCGTAGTCCAGTAATCCCAAAGCACTTCATAACATTCTTTTTGATAACGAATAAGTTTCTCTTTTAATTCTGGCTTAACTTTGGAAACTTTGACCCCAAATAGCCACCCATTGAGATAGTGCAATGGTAAACAAACCGCTTCTTGTTCACCACCATTTGAAGGTATTCGTATAACACGAATACCTTGCGAAAGAACCTCATTGCGCTGTAATCGCTCGAATTGTGCGTGCCAGACTAAACCGATATTTTCTACAATCTGTTTCATCGGCACATAAGGCTTGCTGTTATGATTGATGACTAAAATTTCTGAACCAAAGAATTTTGCTTTTAATGCTTGCATAAATGCCTCCTAGTTTCTTCCCACTAAAAAGAAACCTGTAAGAAATAGCGAGTGGGAGACACAAACGCTACTTGTCGAGTGTACTTTTCTATCTTACAGGCAATAAAAAACCGCTTACACATTGCTGTATAAGCGGTTTAGTTGAAATTTAGGTATAAAAAACCTAGCACTTAGGCTAGGTTAGTAGAAATAGTTTATTGAGAAAGATCTTTAATTTCCTGATCGCTTAGACCTAGTCTTTCCCAAATAGCATAATAATTATCATCTAAAGCAAGTTGTACAGCCTCTTTAAATTCACCAACATTTGCAGGGTACACTGGATACTCGTCATCATCTGATAACGGATAATCTTCACAGCACGTCCAAATAGCCCAATGAGTTAAACCGCTAAGCCCATTTAATTCAACAAGATGATTATTCCAAGTCCAAGTTATCAATAGAATAAAATAATCTACACTGTTCTTCCCATCTAGAAGATCAATACAATGCTGCTTAAAATCTAATTTTGAATGAGATGACTTCAAATAAGAAACCGCATTAGCAGCTTTATCCCATTCTTGTTTAGCAAATTCTTTGTTTGTCATCGTAAATATCCACTTTTAAATACCAAGCAATCATTTTTTTACGCTTGCCCGAATATCTGCAATGACACCTTCCACTGTAACACTATCAGGATCGAATGCTTGTCGCTGTAAAAAACCAACGTAATCATCAGGATCTGCTAAAATCTCGGCAATGAGTTTATCAGCTTCTTCTTGCGTAGGTGCTCTTTCTTCAGCTTCTCGTTTTCTTCTTCGTTCCTCAATTTCAGCTCTTGATTTTTTAAGATATTCAATACTGGCTTCATATGAACCCGTACCGAAATAATCACACTCTTCAATACATCGCTTTAATTCATCAGGCGGCAAATCTAAAACATGTCCCATTGTTACAACTCTTTTAATGTGATACGGATAACACCTCGTTTACTTTTATCGTCATAATCTTCGACTAAAAAACGGCTATTTTCATTGAACAAGACTTCATACTGATAAGGGTATTTTGATAATCGTGTAATGGATTTGCCATTTTTTCCATAAATTTCAAAGACAACATACTCTCCAAAACGAGTTAAACTTTCTTTTTTGGAAGAGCTGGTAAACGCACTCTCTGTAATCACCGAACCTTTTTTATATCGAGTGAAATCAAAGCCTTTCAACTCTTTAATTCGTCGATAAGTAATACCTTCAAAACTTGGTAATCTACTTAACCCTGTCTGCAATACAGCAATAAACCCAGTATCTTTTGGAGTTAATTTACCATTTCGCATTTTTGTATTGATTTTACGATACAAGTTAGTTGTGTAAGCATAGATTGCCAAGCCTTCTTCTTCAGTTAAGTGATACTGAGCTAAAGTATCAGCAAAATGAGGCAATTTTTCAACCGCTTTTTTTAAATTTTTATATTGATTATGAGTGAGCCAACTTACAATGCGATCACCTTGTAATTCAGCCAAAGTCAACGGCCTACCACTCTGATCCAACATATCCGCAAAAGTAATCACGCCTCTACGCCATAAATCCGCCTTACCTTTGCCCAATACCTGATCTTGTTGCTCAGGCGATTTGCTTTTTAACCAATTTTCGTAGTTAATTTGCTCTGATACAGGGCCGTCTTGACTTGCTCTCGTGCTTGACGGCATTTCTTCTGCATCAATCCCAAGCTCTTTCCAGCTCTTGGTTACAAGCTGTAAAATACTGCGACAACGTGGGTGTAAAGGCGGTCGTTGATAAGGTACATCGTGGTCTATCGGCTTTTTATCTAAATCCCACATTAACCCATCTCTTAATTGACATACCGTTGATGTTCGTGTGTCTAGTGTAGAAAGGTGTTTTTCTCCTGCCAAAATATCAAGGTTTTCATCTCTTAAGGCTTGATGAGCTTTATCTGCCACTTTAGCCACTGCAGTAATGACTAAGGTTTCAGCGTGTCTGCGAGACGTATTCATCAAATGCTTAACATCAGTAAGCATTTGACTTGTTTGTTGACCATCTAACAACCCGTTGACGAATAATTCCCTCAAACTTAAAGGCAAAATCATTGCCTTGCTTTGCCCACCAATCTTCTAAGGGTGAACCTGCAATAATCGTTGCGGTTTTATTCGCTTTTTGCTTATATTCAGGCACTTGATTAAAAAAATCAAAGCCGACTTCATCATTGTAAAGCTGATGAATATGTTGGGTTTCCGCCGTGAAAAAACCGCTTAACTCGTCTTGCGTGTAAGCGGTCATTTCTTGATAGACTTTTGCCACTTCTTGCTTAAGCTCCTTAAGCAGTGTGTCTAATTGCTTTTTAGGTAAAGCATCCACACCTGCGGCTGCTAAACGATTGAGCAACTCACGTTGTGTTTTACTCAGCTGTTTCATTACCTGCTGTCTAAGATGTGCATCATAACGAAAATGCAGAATTTTGCGATCAGTTAATGCGTATGCAATACGACTATTCAGGCTTTGTTTCGGTTTGTCCTGCGAACTCAAGGCCATAATCTACCCCTTCTTCATTTAAGCGAGCCTGTTCATCTTCCCATTCCACATTATCACTAATCAGCCCACGACGTTTCGCCTCATTAAAGACGGTTTGTTTTGAAAGTGTGCCTGCTTGTTGCATTTTAATGACCATATCCATTGAGGCATTTGGATCGAGATCGTCATCAATATTACCGCTAATCTCTACCTTACCAACATCATCAATACCTAACCATAATCCAACGTATTCCAACGCTAAATCTAACGCATCTTCAAACTTATTCGCATACAATCGCAATAAACTGATTTCTTTACTCTGCTCATCTTTAGCTTGGCTGTCGGTCATCGCTAACACCGTTTTATCTAAGAGTTTCGCCCCGGCAACACGCATTTGGCTTTCCAACTCTTTCAAACTGTCTTGCCCTGCGTTAATCGCATTACCTGAATGTTCGATATAAGCAACCTGAGAACCTGCGGGTAAATGTAACGCACTGCCACCAACTTGTAGCTTATTGACTTCAGTATCGGAGAAAATCCCTAATAACGGCACACGAGCGGTATTTAAAATGTTGTCCTGATCGGATTGTGATTGCCAGTGCTTAATATTCAGATAAGCCAATTCAAGCAACGGTGGTTCGCCTAACGCAAGCACTCCACTTTCTTTTGTAATAAACGGTACAACAGGCACCACTTCAAGCGGTCGATTTTGAGCAAGAAGTTGCACATCATCAATCAGCGTCCATTGCCCCTCTGCCGCTTTATACTTACGCATACGGCCGATTTCGTACACATAAATTATTTTTTCAATCTTCGAACCAAACTCGCCATCATCTACCGACACTTCTTCCATATAGCGGAACTGCGTGATTTGTCGTTTCCCTTTGATTTTATCCGTTTTAAATCCCAAAACATTTTTAGGCTTAATCAAAATAAAATAAGGACGAGCATTAACGGCTTTCTCATCGGCAATGGTACGAATATTCTCAGTACGGGTGTAATCCACTAAGCACCACGCCACGCCATAAGTTAAACCTGCATTAAACCAACGAGAAGAAAACACATCGACATTATTTCCCTCTAAATCCACATCAGGCAAAATATCTTGCTTTAATTTATCGTGAACGTCATTTGTCGTAATCGGCTCAAAAAAAACTCTACCTGTCATTTGGTAGAGCGTTTCCGATAAAGCAGGATAAAGCGTTGAGCGGTTAAGTCTGTTTTTATAAGCCTCTTCTTCCTCAAGGCTGAATTGATAAAGGTATTTTTTCCCTGCTTGTCGCATTGTTTTAGTGCCACCAAGCAAATCATCAATCATCACACCTTTTTCATTCAACGCCCTGATTTCAGGCATAACAATAGAAACATCAGACATAAATTATCCTTAGTAAAGTTTAAGTGGATTTTGGCTAAAATCCCCTTTCCGCTGAATACGAGGATTAAGCGCATACCGCAACGCATCAATATAGTGGTTATGGGCATCAACTAATGTTGGCAACACATCGCCAGACAAGCGGTCGGTTTTATAGCTATACAAGCGAAATTCATTCAAGGTTTGCTGACAACGTGGGTGAATGTAGATTTTCTTATAGGATTTAATATGAGCAATCCCATCTTCAACACTCCCTTTCCATTTTGAAACGCCATCAATACGAGGCAAGCCGTGTCGCTTTAAATAGCTAATAGACTCAGGTCTTGCTGAATCTGCCCGTATCACATACTGTTCAATGCCAACAATACCGTTTCTGCAAAAAATGTAGCTGTATCATCAAGCTCTAACCCGACTTTGCCAGCCTCATATTCAATATACAATTCATCCTTAAACACCCAGCAGTTTAATCGCTGCAGTTGGGTCTTGAGCAAACCCAAAGTCCAATCCAAAATACGGACCAGAAAAATCCCCATTCGGTTTAAATTCCAATTCTTGGAACTTATCTCGGAATATTTGCGCTTCCGATTGTTCAAGGTAAGCACCTTCCCAAATCCAACGATAAGTCGCATCATCTAAACGGGCTTTATCCCTTAAGCGTTCTTGCTCTAATACATCAGGAAACCACGGATTATCGCTATAATTCATCTCAACAATCGCCATACTTTCGTCTTGATGTTGCCTAAAGCGTAAATCCGTTGCCGAACCTTTCTTTTCAGGGTTCCAAGTGAGCCAAATTTCCGAACCGCTTTCACGCACCGTTGGCAGAAGTTTCCGCCACGCCATTTCGCTCACGCTTTCCGCTTCATCAATCCACGCAAGTAAAATCCGTGCTTTTGATTTAATACTGTCAAGATTATGGCGAAGACCGGTAAAAATATAGGAAATTCGACCGCACTTTGTGCGTACATATTTTTCTCCAACCTCAAAGAAATCGGTCAGCCACGGTTCACTTTGAATGGCTTGCTTAATCTCTTCTAATGATGAATCTTCCAACGAGTTCATAAACTCACGACCGCATAAAATCACACCGCTTTCGCCTTGCATTGCCCGTTGATATGCAACAACCGCAGTCATCTTGGCAAAAGTGCGTGTTTTTGCCGAACCACGACCACCATAAGCACCACGATAACGCACATTCTGCTGTGTAAACACCGGTATCAGTTTAGGGGGAAGATTAAGCTGTATTTTCATTTGGTGCTACCAACTCAATAACCGTAGGACGAAGTGAGCCGTCAGAGTTTGTTACATCGACTTTATCCTTAAACATACCAAGATGTTTACCTAATAGCTCAAGCGCTTTATTTGCTGCGTGAGGCTCAAAACAAACTTTCTCTACATCCATAGGAACAATAGAACCATCAACCTTGCTTAGTTCTGTTTCTGTGATTTTCTGCTTGCCTGTACTCATTGAGATAATTTCAAGTAATCCCTTTAAAACATCATCTTGAGTAACATTTACTCGCGCAGCTCGTTTGTTTTGAGCTTCTTGAATTGCTTTCTGAATGTGAGGTTTTGTGAGGTTCTCATACCCCATTTCTTTTGCAGTATCTTCGCTATACCCAGCTCTAATTGCCGCTTGTGTTGCGTTAAGATCAATTAAGTATTCTTCAACAAACCGCTGTTGTTTGTCTGTTAGTTTGAATTTACCCACGCCTTTAGACGTGGATTTACCCTCGTCTTTCTTGGTCATAAGATAAATCCTTAAAATTTGTTATATATAAATCACATCACTTGCGTATTTTCTCGGGGATTTATCTAACAACCCCAAAACCATACGCAAATTATGTAGCATTTAATTTACATAAAATAAAAGAGCGATCATCTGACCGCTCTCTATCGTGGCACAAACGTTAATCCGCTATTTAAACCCTTGCTTAGTTCGTGCTTGCCACTCTCTAATGCTATCAATCTGACCCGCACATAAGTCACGTTCTCCCATCACCTTAACGAGATACTCGATAGCATCACCATAGGTCGTGCCACTAAACTTTGACCGCTCGCACTGCACTAAAAAGGCTTGCGGTGGATATAAATACTCAATCTTTGTCCTTGCTGTGCAACCGCTTAAGCTCATCGACAACAGGATGAGGCAAAGCAGTAACGCCACACGGCTCTTTCTGTAAAATAGATTTAATCTGTTCATTACTCTGCTCCACCTGCTTTCGTAGTTTATTTGCAACGTTTTGCTGATATTCAACCGCTTGTCGCTCTTGTTGCAGTTGCATTGTCAGCTTATTGTTTGCTTCTTGCTGTTGCTCAATAGTTTGGGCTTGCGTCTGGTTCTCGGCTGTTAATGCACTTATCCTCTGTGACTGACCCCACAACCACGCACACAAGCCCAAAATCAATGCCATTAAGATTTTATTAACCCAGCTAAACATAACGCCTTCTCTTTCTCACGACGGATTTCTAACCCTCGTAACTTCTTGCCACCTGAATAAACCCACTTAGGCAACTCATTACAGGCACCAACATAATCGCCTGATTTGATTTTACGAAAGAACGTCGATTTACTCACCGTGCCACACCCAGCATTAAACGTCAGCGAAGTAGCAACATCAAACACCGATTGCGGAATATCACCACCATTTGCGTAACGGTTCACGCATTTTTCCGCATTTTTAATATCGACCAACCAACGCTCTGCAATCTCTTTGTCTGTGTAAACTTTTCTTTCAATCTTACCGCTTGACGCTTCCGTTGAACCAATGCCAACGGTAAGCACATTTGCAGGACACAAATAAGGCTCACGTTTACAACCTTCTGCATCGCCGATAATCTCAAGCCCTTGCTTACTTGTACGAAATTGACCGTGAAAATCTGTATTCAACACCGCAATAATGGCACTGACAAAACAAACTCCACCGCCAAATTTACCTAGTTTTCTTAGCTTGCTCATTACTTAACCTCTCTGCCCTTACCCGATAAATCTGCATTCTGATTTGATGAGCTTCTTCGGCTCGCTCACGTTCACGACGCTTCGCCTTACCTTCGTCACAGCGTTGATACAAGTTCGCACACGCCGTCACAATACCAATCGCAAGACTTAAAATCATTAAATTCTGTTGCTCACTCAACCACGCAATAATCCCACTAAATCCAGACCAAATATACGTCTGTGTTCCCATATCTCTCATAACATTTTTCATACCTTAGCCCTCGTTTCAGGCAATAAAAAAGCCCAGTCCGTAAAGACTGAGCTTGGTTAAAAATCTGCTAGAATACTGTTCCCCAACAAATAAACTAGCAGAGGATTAAATTATGTACTTTCGTGAAGGTTATACCAAATTTCCATATCGACCATCAAATGGATCTGAAGATTGCCAAAATCCAACACCAAATGCAGGTGGAATTGATTTAGTTAATCATCCTGAAAAAATAGATGAAATCCTAGAAATTGCTCAACTACCAGAACTTAAAACCACACTTATTGAACTTAACAAGCCTGATAGCCCCTTTATCACACTAGGTTGTTCTCACTGGATAGGAAAATATGATAATAGCCATTTCTCTTATATTGAATTCACATTTAAAGATGCCAAAATTGCAGACAACTTTAACTTCTTAGTTCAACTCGAAAAGGATCTTCACCTTTTTTTCATAGAAAAACTCACAACAGGTTTTACTAAAGAGCAGCGAGATTCTTACGCAACTTATCTAAAAGATCAGGTTCAAGTCTACTTTCGGAAAATCCAATACCAAGACGACTTAGAGCTTCGCAACCTGCTAGGGTTAGAGTTCCACTTTCAGGATCGACAAATGGTCGATTTTCACCATAAAGCTCTGCGGCATTTTTTAACGCAACATTTAGTTCTACCATTGTGATAACCTTTATCAAATTTACTCAGCACCACTAGATATGTTTAATCTTGTGGTACGTCATTATTGCCGGCAAATGGATAAATTTTCCTATTTTGGAAGTGAGGAACGCAGTCTGATATACGTCGAGATGGCCAGCCAGCGGCATAGTGACATTGAGATTTTTCTTGAACTACTTCACCGTTTTTTAACAGAATATCTCGTTGTTCCATCCTAACCCCCAAACAAAAAGCCCCGACCGTTTCCGATCAGGGCTGTAAAATCATTTCGCTTTCTCTCGCTTATACGAGTTGCAAGCATAGCTGAAATTTACTACTTTTTACTCAAGTTGTCAATCACTTTTTGAGCAATTAAACGCATTATTTTTTTGAAACACAAAAACCACTTGCAACGCTAGGTCGCAAGCGGTCGGTTTTGTTTAAAATATTACAAATTAAAGCGTTGCAAGGCTAAAACCTCGTGGTTCATATTCACGTAAAGTTTTAAGCGCTTTGAAATAGTGAGCTTGTCTGAACGGATCTAGCATTACGCCTTCAAACATTGGCTCAAGAAAACGTTTCATTAGGCTCAAGTTGTTTCGATATTCGGTTACGTGAGTATATGCCATTACACCGTGTCGAGAGCCTAATAATTCGAGCGGTCTGTAAATTTGAGCCAGTAAATCTAGGCTGTTATATAATGCAAACCACGAACTAACAAGATCAAGAGCGGTTTCTTTATCGAGTTTAGGTTCTTCTTTTGGCTCATCAATAATCAACTCGCCTTCAAGATAAATTTTGTGAACATACTCCACCGCCATTCCGACTTGTTCAGGGGTTAGCTCGTCAATATGCTCAACATTGAAACGCTGATGAATAAGTGAGTAGGCATCGGAATAGAGCAACCCTTTTTTACTGACTAAAGCACTGACTGCTTGTCGTAAGCCTGTGCGTTCGTCTGTGGTTGTCTTGCGTTCGGCTTTGCCAAAGTGCCAGTAATTGTAGAGAGCTTCAAAACATTCTTCTTGATACTGAATTACACGATCTTTCAGATCGGGGCGTACTTTTTCAGGGTTAATGCTAAATAACCAGCCATTGAGTTTTTTAAGTGGCATACAGATCATTTTTTGTAACCCGCCATTTGTAGGCATAGAGATATCTCTACACCCGAATTTACCACCTGATTTACTTAGCTTTTGCTGTTGTCCGCCCCAGTCTAACCCCATAGCTTCAACGATAGGTTTAACAGCTGTGTAGATAACATCTTCGACTTTGAGAGTGATAAGTTCTGAACCGTAGAAAGAGATTGTTTGAGTTGAAATTTGAGTAGTCATCTGTTTATTCCTTTTGAGAGAAATCCCGATAAATCGGGCGGTCGGCAGCTCAAAACCTGTAAACAGTCAGGCGGAATTATTTCCCTTTCGGGTATTGTATTCTTCGCACTGCCGACCATTGAATTAAATTTGTTACTTTTGTTCTAAAGTTCTTTGGTAACAAACAATAGAAACAAAAAAAATCACGCTGACGGGGTGAATTACCGCTGTTTATAAGGCTTTTGAGACCTGTGGGATAAATAATAATGAAAAAGCCCCTTGAGGTCAAGGGGCTTATAGTTATTTCATCTCTAAAATCTTACGCACATCAGGATCTGTAATAAACTTATTATATCCTGATAAAATCATATCATTAGCAGCATTTGCATAATCTATCGGTAAACCAAACTTACCTGTTTTCTTCGGCTCTGCTACATAATCTTTATTTAATAAAGTTGCAGATGTTTTTGTGTTTACTAATGTGTAATTAACAATATAGGTCCAATCTACACTATATCCTAAATCGTCCATTTTAAACTCTTTGACTACACCATTTAGTCTAATATTAGAAGAACCTAATTTAATCCCCGTTTTTTCTAATTCTAATGCTGTACCACGTTGAACTAAATCAGCAATATTAGACGATACATAGATTTGCCCTGCAGCAGTACTCTGCATTTGGTTGCTTTTTACCTTGCCTTGTAAATATGGTTGATATGTGAATTCACCAATATTAGCAGTACCTTCAAATCTTGTATAATTTTGAGGTATATAAGATGATACAGGTAGGGTAACTGAACAGGCACTTAAAACACTTGCCACAATACCAATCAACAATAATTTTTTCATATAATCTCCACAGATAAAGTAAATATTATTCTTAAGTTTATATTTTTTCTCATTTAGAATCTATGATCCATCTCACAAATTTAAAATTTTACCTTAATCAACCCCGAACCAAACACGGCCCCTTCCATAAAATCTCGTGCGGTGCGTAAACGGTTATCAAATGTAGTAGGCGAAATCTGCATTTCAAGACAAATATTCTTCTTATCCTGCCCCTGTAAAAACACCGCCATTAACACCTGATAGGCTTCTAAGTTCAAATCGTGTAATGTCATCACAGCTTCATCTAGCTTAAGATAATGTTCCTCTGACAGTTCATCAATACTATACTTGGTAATTTTAACAGTCGCCTCAGGCATAAAGGATTGTAATGATGGATAACCACGGCACCCACGATGAGAAGCCCAGCGACGAACCCAAACATTCAAAATATCGTCAATGCTGATATGCAATCTAATCATTTCAACTCCTTAATCTTCGCCCTATACGTTTTAATAATTTCCTTACAATCCTCATCCGACCACTTCACAGGAGGGTGATAGCTTTCCAATGCTTCTACTCGCTCTGCCCCGATTTTACGTACAAGGTTGATACGGTATTCTGTAATGTTTCCGCTCAAATGATTGTTACAAGCACTGCATTGGTTTATGAACATTGTCCTCATTAAATCTCAGCTCTGGCATCGCTTTTACCGTGCGATAATGCCCTGCGTGATATTGACCTTGATGAAAACGCTGGCACGAAATACAAGGCTCATCTTTATCTCGTAAACGAATGTATTCATTTAAAAACAGCCTGAGCGTCTTTAAGCCATTCAGAACGAGATTTTAAGCGTTCTCTCGTTGCTTTAATCTTTGCCCTTTCTTCTCGATTTCGCTTTTCTATGGCTTTTTGACGTGCTTTCTCTTGGGCTATTTTGGCAAGTTTCACACCACATTCAGCACTACACCATTTTCTAAAGCTATCCGCAGACTTAAACTCACCACCACAGCATTTGCATTTACGCTTTTTCACTTTCGGCTTTATCATTAAATGCCTCCAATTCTTCCTCACTCCACCGCTTAGTGCACTTCAAGCCAGTACATTCAAACGGCTTCTCCTTATTAATCTCTGACTTTTTCAGAAAACCTACGCCAGTCTTTAAGAATTGATTGGCAGTTTGGGCAGAAGTAACTACTCATTGTGTTTACCTGTTTTCTTGTTGTTCTTTACAGTTCTACAGCCAGCATAAGCAAGAGTTGATATAAAACCGACCGTAGCTAATACTGGATACCCAAAATAAACCAAGACCAAGCTAATAGTTAACTCACTTATAATCATTTGCTTGGCTCTGTTTTCCGTGAACAAAAACTTAGTGGGCTTAATAAACGCAGACATTAAAGTTAAAATAGAAAATGCCCAGAAAGCCCAAATATAAACATTTACTACTGCACTATCCGTGAGATACAAGTGCGAATAAACAAAGCCACCAACAATAGCTAAATCCGCAATTAATTTTCCAAAAGAAAAAGATTTAATTTCCATCATTTCACCCCCCAAAAATTCCCATCTGTCATTAAAAACTGCACCCCATTAGAAACACCCCACGAAGTTGCATATTCGATTAAACTTGCCATTCGTTTTACGCTCATTTGAGCCGTACTCTCACGAATATTCACTAATTCGCCTTCCAATCCTGTGACCAAACAAGAACCTTCTTTCGTTGCTTCTGCGTGAGCAGAAATTAAAAGAACCTTCCACGCTTCAAGCGGTAGCCATTCGCCGTTAAATTGCACCTGTTTAGCAATATCGCCGCACATTGCGTGGAATTTGGCATTTTGCTCAAGGTTGCGAGTAATAGGCTTCACTTCAACCACTAACGGCTTTTTCTCATCTATTGGCAACGCTTTCACAAATTCAAGGGCATTGTTTTTAATTTTCTCAGTGCGTAAAAAGTATTTTCGCTTATGCTCCATACCTACCAACCTGCTCTTTTCTAAAATACCCACCTACCTTCTTAATAAAATCCAAACTCATCTTCTCCCTCTAACCTGTTTCAACAAACCACCCCAGAAAGCCCTCACCTTTTCACTATTGACTGCTTTCACTTCTTGAGGTAATGCCAGCTTTGGTTCTGGTAAAACCTCCCCCGTTTTTAACCGCTTGCTCATTTTGACGAGGGATTTTTTAATCTCATCTTTGAGTTGCTTATCGCTCCATTCACCAGTCCGACAACGCACATACAAATTGGTAATCAAGTAATACTCCGCAGTAGAAGCAAACTTAAACTGCTGGATTTCTTCCATGCCAAACCTCATAAACGCTTGTAACCGCTGGTAAAGTCTATCTTCATCAGGCAAACCTAACGCTTCGTAGTCCACCGTTTTGCACCACTCCACAAACTCGCCTACGCTTGGCCAGAATGGATTTTTGGATTTTTTCGCTCGCGCAATCCCGTTTTGCAGTTGCTCAATCGTCGTAATTTTTTCATTCACCAACGTTTCAAGCCAAATCCGTTTTGCTTCACGGTAACTGTCTGCATCAGGAAATGAATTTTTCCATGCAGGAAAAATCGCCCGAAGCTGAATGAATAATTGATTAACGGTTCTAATCGCACCGTCAGGAATTGCCGTTGTCTTTGCTGGCACTTGGTAATTTGGCTCTTGCCCGACAAGGCTTTTCAAGTTCATTGATGCCACGTTTTGCATTAACTTCCCCTTAGCGTGATAGACATACCTTCCGCCCAGTTGCCTTCGTCATCAGGGATAAACGGCTTGGAAGTATTACGAGCGGACGGATTTTGTGGATTTTTTGCAGAAACTCCGTCATTTTGCCAATCCCAACCAGCATTGAACCCACGCCAACCACGCTCAATCGAAATCGCAATGGCTTGTTGAATAGGAATTTTGGCTTTGTCCGCCTCACGCTGAAAACCTTTCAACGCAGTTTCGGTGATCGGAGCTTTGAAAGATTTCCGATGAACGATGAAATCTTTTGCCAGTTGTTCGGTAATCCCAAACTTTTCCAACAAAATCAAATCTGCGGATTTTTTCTCGCGCGCGTTTATACTTCCCGTCAGGGAAGTATTATTGTTAGTATTCTCTGAAGTATTCTCTGTATTAACGAATGGCGGTTTTGCTTCTTCCCGAATGTCGCTTTCCGCCATTGGGGAATGTTCATTAGTGACATTGGGTAATGGCGGTTTTGCTTCTTCCCGAATGTCGCTTTCCGCCATTGGGGAATGTTCATTAGTGACATTGGGTAATGGCGGTTTTGCTTCTTCCCGAATGTCGTCCATTAATGCATCAAATTTAACTAAATCCAGTTTGAAATAAATGCGGTGCTCTAAGCGTTTGTGAGTTTCAACCAATATGCCTAGCTCAACTAATTTTTTGCGAGCCGTTTCTTGCTCACGGCGACTTAATCCCGTTTCCTGCTCAAGCTCAGCTTGTGTTTTATATACGCCTAATGGGTTTGAGGTCTTATCCTGCCAAAAGAATAATTGCCCAAATAAAATTGCCGCTGTCACACCGCCTAACGGTTTTGCTAATTGTGGATAGTACGCAATAGGTTGTCCCAGTTGGCGTAATTTTTGGCTAAAACTCATAATCCCACCACCTTATCTTGAGTAAATACGCCATTCCAATTTGCTTTCATCGGTAATTCTCGCTTTGTGTACCACTCATAGAGCTTTGCCGCCCCTTTCTTGAGTAAAACAGGTTTATATGCCACAAACGGATCTTTTCCGTGTTGCGAAATCTCCGTCGTTTCTTCCGTCAAATACTGATCACGAGCGTACGACTTCACACGTTTATGATTACCATCTTGATAGAGCCAGTTTTTATCCACTAAAAACGCCCCAATTTTCAAAGCGTTCACTCCATTCAAGCCTTTGACAAACTCAAACGGTGAAATCCCATTACGGAAATAACTTTCCATTGAGGCAATTTGAAGGGATTTTTGCTCACTCTCTTCGATTTTATCGGCGAGTTGGCGTAATGCTTCTGAATAGCTAGGGAGTTGTTGCACTTGCTTTTGCTCTAACTCTTGCCAACGATCAACTAAACGAGCAGTAAATTCAGGAGAGAATTGAGCCACAATCACATAAGTATCACGTTTATTAATATGATACTCGTAATAGACTTGCCCATTTTGCTCATGGGTGTACGGACTTTCCGCATACCCCCCAATTACCCCTTTATTCATCAGGTTTCTAATAGATAAGCACACATCACGGTGTCTGCGTTTCTGTGATTCGTGCAATCTACCCGACTACTCATCGTCACGGGTTGCAGTTTTCTCTCTGATTAGTAGATAATAACTCTGTTTTCATAAACATTATTTCCCCATTACCCACGTTCCAGCGTCGGGGTTTTTATTTGCCAATAGCGTGAACGCCCTTCTCTGCAAATAGCTTAAGTGCATCGAGTTCACTGTCTGTCAAACGATTTAAACCGTTTTTCTGATACTTCCAATTCTAAAAAATCAAGGTAAGCACAGAATTTGTCTAAATGTTCTGCCTTAAAACGACAAATCGTTGATGTATCTACACCAACATATTCTGCCGCTTGAGCATCTTTCGTCTATGATGCCTTCTGTCTGATTAAGTCCGCAATCTTCATTGCAGACTTGCTTAATTCATTGCGTGCCATTGCACACTCCTTTGGGTAAATTAACTGCCAACAGGGAAAACGTCGTCTAAAGAACAAGCAACACCGTGTTCATTAAGTACTCGCACAATCTTTTTTGCTGTACTAAGTGACGGCTCTCTCAAGCCAGTTTCGTAATGACCAAAAGCACCTTGAGTTTTATTGATCAATTTAGCGATTTCGACTTGAGTAAGGTTGGCAGCTTTTCTGAACTCAGAAATTCTGTTCATTTTTAGCTCCTGTATTAAAAATGCATTAATAATACATAAGGTATTTTATAAAGTCAAAAACAAAATACTTTTTGTATTTTGAATATTTAATACGGTAAGTAATAATTAGTTAATTTTTGTTCAGGTGGGTGTAGTATGAAAAAAACAATGGAACCAATATGTACGTGAAAAAATGCAAGAGCAAAATCTAAGACAAGATGATATTGCAGAATCAATGGGGAAGACTCAGGGAGCTATTGGTCATTGGCTTACAGGAAGAAGAATGCCTAATGTAAATGAAGTTGCTCAAATGATAAATCTAACAGGAGTGAATAAGGTTATCTTAAATGGTGATGGTACTATTGAGGATTTCGATCCAAATATAACCCCAACTTCTGTAAAAAAATCTCGAGCTTATCCTCTTGTTAGCTCTATTCAAGCTGGTATGTGGACAGAAACTTATGATTTTAGAGACTCAGAAGGCTATGACTATATTGATACAGAAATTGACGCAGGTCCAAATGCGTTTTTTTTACGAGTGTCAGGAATGTCTATGGAGCCTAAATTCAGCGAAGGGGATTTAGTGTTGATTGATGTCAGAAAACGCCCACATCCTGGCGATTTTGTTGCAGCAGTAAATGGCAATGGCGAAGCGACCTTAAAACGTTATCGTGAACTTGGAGAGTTATCACCATCAGGCAATCCACATTTTGAGCTAGTGCCATTAAATCAAGATTTCCCAACTCTCAGTTCAATGAAACAAGACATTCGTATTATAGGCGTAGCGGTTGAGCATAGGAGTTATTTGTAGCAACTGTTGAATTTTATTGAGTAAATAGGCGAGTTCGCCATAATTAAAATGGGAGAATGGTATGGTTCCTAATGATGTAATAATCGTACAAGAGACAGAAATTCGGGTTACAGAACGAAATGGCGAAGACTATATCAGCCTAACAGATATGTGCAAAGCCTTTGGTGATGGTGATCAACTCATCAAAAACTGGCTACAAAACAAAAACACCATTGAATTTTTGCAAGTTTGGGAAGAGATTAACAACCCAAATTTTAATTTGGTGGAATTACACCAAATTAAAAATAATATCGGCTTAAACCGGTTTGTAATGTCTGTCAAAAAGTGGTCAGCAACAAATGCTATCGGCTTAATCGCTAAAACGGGGCGTTATGGCAGCGGTACTTATGCTCATAAGGATATTGCCCTTGAATTTGGCTCTTGGCTCAGCCCAGAGTTTAAACTCTATCTCATCAAAGAGTTCCAACGTCTCAAACAAAAAGAAGCCCAAGAAAATAAAACGGAATGGAATGTTAAACGTATTCTAAGCAAAGCTAATTACCGCATTCATACCGATGCCATTCAAGCACATCTTATTCCCAGATTACTGAACAGCACACAACCAATATTTGTGTATTCTGCGGAAGCCGATATTCTAAACCAAGCTATGTTCGGTTTAACCGCCAAACAATGGCGTGAGCAAAATCCGACATTAAAAGGCAACATTCGAGATTATGCCAGCGTTGAGCAACTTACGGTATTAGCCGCTCTAGAAAGCCAAAATGCACTACTCATAGAGCAAGGTGTCTCACAAAAAGAGCGACTTACTATTTTAAACCGCCTGGCCATTCAACAAATGCAATCCTTATTAAAATCAAAATCACTTGAACCATTAAAAGATAAGCCGTTGTTGATTGAAGATAGAGAATAGTTGAGCATAGGAGTTATTTGTAGGCTAAGTTGAATTAATTTGGTAAAACATCGCATTTATCATAGAAAGAGATAAGAATATCTGTGTATCAGCCAGATAGAGTGATATTGATTGATTTAATAGGGAATGAAAGTATGATTACAAATCTTAATATTATACACTATCGAAAATTAACACATAATATCATTAGTTTACCTGGGCAAGCTAGCCCTGAAAAACTCACATTCCAACATTTGAGTGAGTTGATTTCTAAAGAAATTTATAATGATTTCTGGTGCAATGAATATCTTCAACAAGAAGGCTACTCTTTTGAGTGGGTCAAAAATAATGTTTTCCCTAGAGCATCAGGTTTAGTCTCTGCCTACGATAGGGACAAAGCTAAGTCATTATTTAATGAACAGAGTTATCATCATTTTTTTACAATTGTGATGAAGGATTGGCTTCTTCGCCATTGGGAAGATAGAGAAATGAAAGGTTTTATTAAAGATTTAAATATACTCTTTCATAATTTGGCTAATTATTATGGTATTCATACAGCGTACTGGCCACGTCTCTAATTTTAGTATAGAATGGCTCGATACGAAATCATTAGAGAGGAAAAATGTTACATACTCCCCTACGTTATCCTGGTGGCAAAGCCAAATTTGCTCCTATAATTAAACAGATTATTGAACAGAATAATCTCAAAGGACACTATGTAGAACCCTACGCTGGTGGGGCTGGTGTTGCTCTGGACTTACTTTTCAGTGGGTATTGCAGTGATATTCATATCAATGATTTAGACTTGGCCATCTTTAATTTTTGGAAATCTATTACAGAACGAACAGACGATTTTATTCGTTTAGTCAATGATACTCCTATCACGATTGAAGAGTGGCATAAACAAAAAAGTTTACTAAGAAGAGAAGATATTTCTCCACTAGAACACGGTTTTGCAGCTTTCTTTCTTAATCGAACTAATCGCTCGGGTATTTTAAAAGCTGGGGTAATTGGTGGTTTAAAACAGTCTGGTGATTATAAGTTGGATTGCCGATTCAATAAAACAGATTTGATTAAACGCATAGAGAAAATAGGTAATGTGGCCAAGAAAATTCATGTAACAAATTTTGATACAGAAAATTGGCTGCCAATAATTGATAAATTGGTGCCTTCTAATTCATTGATTTATCTTGATCCTCCTTATTATGAGAAAGGGCAAGGCTTGTATCGCAATTTTTATCAACATAAAGATCATGTGGAAGTTAAGAATCAGTTGGCCAATATAAAAACACCTTGGATTGTTTCTTATGATAATAACCCAAATATCAAGGAGATATACAATAAATATCGCCAGCAAGAATATATGTTAAACTATTCAGCCAACAAAAAAATGAAAGCCACAGAAATCGTTATTTATAGCAATAATCTTATTATCTAAACCGCCCACCGTGGCGGTTTTCTTTTATCTAAGCATGAACCGCTTGTTTTACTTCAAAGGTAAGATTTAAAGCACGCATGACTTTAAGCACCGTAGAAAATGTCGGATTACCTTTACCCGAAAAAGCCTTATATAACCCCTCACGGCTTACACCAGCTTCTCTTGCGATCTGACTCATATTACGAGCCTTCGCAATATCGCCTAAAGCGGATAAAATCAAATCTACATCATCTTCTTTTAGCACCTCATTTAAGTAAAGCTGAATTTCCTCTTCACTTCTTAAATGTTCCGCCATATCAAAATCTTGTAGTTCTACCATATTAAACTCCTAATTCTTTGCTAGAATATATTCCAAATAACTTAGTGAAAATACAATCTATGCCATTATACGAAAATGCAAAAGCACTTATTAGACAAAATCTAACCGAAATAAGCCAAGGAAAGAAAGCGAAATTACAAGTAATAGGCTCATTTACAGATAAACAATTTCTTGATATAAATCAACATAGAAAAAAGGCAGAATTGCCACCACTTGAATGTAATGAAATTGTCTATATTGGTCGCCATCATTATCAAAGCCGAAGCAAAGACGGTTACAATATTAACGATATGGTAAAGCAAGCAGAAAGCGCATTATCCGTTCATTCTTGCCTTGTACCATCAAACCGAGCTACCGCCCTAGAAAACCCACACCAACGTCACGATGGCTACGGTAATTTAGTGAATGATCGTGCTATTTTAGAGTTAACATCAAAGAAACCCCGTGCTGAGTTGTTTTCTGTCATTCCTAAAGGCGACAGCATAAAACCCAATGATGACCAATAAACAAAAACCCCGAACTCATCAGCTCGGGGTTTATATTAAGTGGTCTTGGGTAACTTAGATTTCCAACGCCCCCACTTAATAAAATCGACCTTGGGTAACTTAGATTTCCAACGCCTTCGATTTGTTTAAATTATAAATCTAACAATTCATTGCGTCAAATTTTTCCGAAATATTCCTTTATTCTCACTAATTTTTCCCCCTTTCTCATATCTCAACCCTTTCATTGCTCAAAAAACAATCAATCAAACACACATTACAAAATTTATTTCCCTTTAAAATCAACACATTAATCACAAAAAGTGATTTTTATATTAATTAAATCACATTTTGTTATTTACTTTTAAATCACATTAAGTGATAATACACCCATCAAAACGAGCTACGGCTCAATGCTCTTTAAAAAATCGAGATGAAATAAAAGCCCTGTAGAAAACAGGGCTTGAACACTAAACTTCATAAACAGGTGTTTTTTGCGTGGTATCCATCACTAAACCTATGCAGTGCAAGCAGTTTTGTTTAGTTGTATATCCTTCGCTAGAAGCAATGGTTTCGTGATTGGCGGATTTTAATCGCCAATACCACTGACCATTAACACCTTGGAAAATTTGAAAATACATAGAGGTAACTCCTTATGCACGAAAAAATGAAATGCTATGCTGTTTCTTATAGCTTCGGCGGAAAGAAGTGGGCAACAGAAGTTTATGCCAACTCATTTGAAGAGGCGCAAGAAAAAGTCAAAGCAATGTCCCAAGCGACCGTTGATGGCGAGATACATCTTTCAGTATATATCCCTGAAAACCCGCTTTCAAAAATAGCAAGGTTAATGCGTAGATTACTCCAAAAAGGCGGCTAATTCCATTATTTCATCTCGACACAATTTAGACAAAAACGCACCGCTTGCCAAAGGTGAGATGGTATCAACAAGCTATGTGAAAGCCATAGCTCAAGCGGTGTGATTACTTGTGGAAAGGTTAAGCACTGGCAGTGAATCAGGTAGCACAAACGCAAGTAAAATCGACCGCATAGCTCAATCGGATAGAGCAACTGCCTTCTAAGCAGTAGGTTGAGAGTTCGAGTCTCTCTGCGGTCGCCATTCAAAACCGTTCTCTTGCTAACACTAGACAATTTTCTCCTTGATTGTCTTGGAGAGCGGTTCTGAATGGTAACAAACAAAAGTGTACACGGTAAGCACTTAAAACACCCGTAATCATAATGATGATCCGCTACGTTCGCCCACAAAACGTGGGCTTTTTATTAAGGATTCAACAATGACATTTTCAACATTTATATATTCACTTGTTTATATTGGTATTGCCTTATACTGTGTAAAATGGATTCTAAATTATCTAGATGGAAAATTAAAAGATGACTAATCTTTTTTATCCTTTAGCACCTCAGCTATTTTAACTAAATATTTGGAGAATTATAATGAACTTACCCGACGATTACTTTTTAGATGTTGATGATGAAATGCTTGAATATTTAGAAAAACAAGCCTTACAGAGTTATGACGATGTAAAAAAATCAAACGAAAACAATCGAGAAAAAGCCTACCGCCTATTAAATTATCTGCTTTTGGGTATTGGTTCTATCTCATTACTGCTAATAAACAGCATTGATAAAATACATCCCATTATTATTGTCAATGCCATTTTACTAATGGCGGGTTGGACAATATCCGCATTTATGCTAACTCATTACGTTTTATTAAGTAAAATACGACAAATGGGAACAAACATTCCACAAAATCTTTATAACGAATCATTCAAAAACAGCCAAGATAAAAATAAACTTGGCATACTAAGACGCTATGAATTACATAACATCAACCAAGCTATTTTATCTTTGCTTAATACCAATGCTATATACCGGAAATATACTGATAGAGCGATTATGACTGCTATCAGCTTGCCGATTTTATTAATGGTGATTAGTTCAAGTTTACTACATTATTTACCCTAATTATTTCTTCTTAGGAATATCTACACTATCACCTACAAACACTGGTTCGGGCTTTTTATAAGCAGGCTGATGAGGTTTAGATGGGGTTGGTTGTGGTTTTGGTTGAGATGGCTTTTGATTAGACATAACAAATCCTAATTTATACGTTGTGGTTGTACAAATTATAATCCTTATGCGTTGTGGTAACAAGTAAGGCGAGTTTTGCGGTTCTCGTTAAAAACCGCATTGACAACCGCTCCCCTTCGGATTAAGATAACCGCAATCCAAGCCGTCTAACACGGCTTTTTTTGTATCCAAAATTTGGAGGTGGTATGACAGAACCCTTTACCGTAATTGATGAAAATATGAAACTACAAATCCATTTACACAATGACAAACCTGTCGAACTCTCCACGTTATGCCAAAGTTTAGACGGCATTTCAAAAGAATATTCACGCTTTATCCAAAACGCCACGCCAGAGCAAAATTTACAACCTTGTGATAGCAACATCTACGTAACACACATTACCAAAGGCAGTATTATTGTAGAGCTTGGCACATACGTAGCCGCCTCTTACACCCTGATCGAACACAGCAATGCCATTTTTGAATTTGGTGAACGCTTGGCACAAACCTACGGCTGGCTACAAGGAAAAAACGAACCACCGCAGAATGTTACCGCAAGTGAACTTCGCCACCTAAACCACGCATTAGAGCCCGTTGCAACCGACCCAAAAGCAACTATTCAAATAGGCTCAATCAACCTTAACGGCAATATCACCGTTCATTTTGAAGCAGACAGTATGAAAGCGAATGCCCTGCAACACCTGCTCGACAAAAAAATGGCTGAAATGAAAGAACCGATTGTCGGACTACAAAAAGGTTGCGTAATGCAATTAGCCGTTACGGCAGCAGATAAGCAAATAGACAAAGCCATTATCGAAGCCTTTACCAAAAAGGCGGTTAAAGTCAGTTTTGAAACGGACGAACTCAAACAAACAATGGTTATGCGTGAACACCCTTATCATAAATTATTCATCGTTGATGTGATGGTACATACCGTTGATGACAAAATTGTTCTTTACCACATCAAAAACTTAACCGATATTTTGGATAAACAAGAAATTTAATTTGACAAAAACCGCTACAACGGATTAAGATAACCGCACTACTAAACAATCGGCGGTTATCCGCACCCGACAGCAAGCGGTTTTTTTGTACCTAAAATTTACTAAATGCCCAGATCTGGGTAATTAGAAAATCTAAGGTCGGGTCGAGAGAACCTAATATAATACCTTACGGGAATAAGTTCCGCCGCCCGATTGCGGTAGTTGAAGCCCGATCACCCTACTAAAGTGATCGAATTACTAACTAAACAATCGGAGACAGTAAAATGTCAAACTTAACAATTCTTAAATCTTCAATCACTCAATTAGATAATCTTTACTCACTCACAGATCTTCATCGTGTAAGTGGATACGAAGCTAAACACGCACCTAATAGATTTATTCGCCTTGACACAACTCAAGAGCTTGTTTCAGAAATCCAAAAAGAAGATCCAACAACGCAACCACTTAAAACCCTACGAGGCACACAAGGCGGAACATACGCCTGCGAAGAACTCGTCCTCGCTTACGCAATGTGGATCAGCCCAAAATTCCACTTGGTCGTATTAAGAGCGTTTCTCGCAATGCACAAAGAGAAAAATTCTACGCAAATCGCACCGCTTACAATTACCCCTGAGCAACAACGAGCTATACAGGAAGCGGTACAACAGGCTCACTATCGAACAGGATTACACTGGCAAGAAATCTACTCTCGGCTCAAAAGCACTTTTAACGTAGCGAAGTATGACCAACTACCGCAAACAATGTTTGAACACGTTATCAACTTCTTAAACACACTCGGCAATCAATACCGCCAGATTGACCGCAGTAAAAAAGACATCACCATTGCAGGTTTAGATGCAGAACAAATTGCCAAATATCTTGTAAGAGCAAGAGCCTTTGCAAAAGAAGTAGAAGTATTTCATCGTAAACTGTACGAAGATTTAGGCATTTCTCGCTATGTTAAAAACGATATTGCAGGAAAAGGCTACGACATCGCACACGAATTTAATGTATGGCTTGACCCATTTATTGAACAAGCCTTACCCCAGCTTAATCAACAACGATTAGCAAGATTTTAACCACAACCCAACACCGACCGCACATTGCAAAAATCGTGCGGCGGTTCCCCACACCCAAATTAAGAGAAAATGACGATGAAATACGCAAAAATCCTACTATTTTTAACCGCTTTCTACCTCGTAGCCGACCACCTCGAGTTATACAACGACTGCGACGGCCACATCTGCGAAACCCGAAAATAACCCACTTATAGGAGAAAATGAATGACCGAAACCGTCAGCGTAAACCACCGCACTTTTCAAACGCTCGCCATACAGTCATTACGCTACTGTATGGGGCGTAGAACCTTTGCCGTGATAGATTGCGTGGAGTTTATCCGTGAACATTGGCAAGACCTTACCAAACACGCCAAAGCCATCATCATTCGAGATTTAGATGAGGCTCTACAATCCCACGAAGACGACCTAAGAGACAATAGAGGATATTGCTACTTAGGCGACCAGTGCTACTACCAAAAATGGAAAAACCTAAGAGAATGGATCAACGAACAAGCCTAGCGAAAGCTAGGTTTTTTATTGGAGGAAAAAGATGGAAACACAAAACATCGTAACTAATGAACAGGTATTTGAAAAATTATGTGCTATCGAAGAATTACTACTGAGTCCTCAAATAGAAAAAGGTTTGTGGAGCATTAAGGATGTTGCTAATTATATGGACCTATCTTATAGGCACGTTTATGAAAATATCGTAACAGACCCTCGTTTTCCAGCCCCTGTGGATATTCCTGGAAAAGATGGAGCTAAGCCCAAAAAAGACCCTATCCCAAATTCTGTGTAAACACCCATTTCAACTTAACGGTGATCGTCTAGGCGATCACCAAAATCAATCATAAATCGATTCATCGCCAGTTTCCAGTTCTGAATCGGCATTGTCCATTTTTTTGATGCATCTTTAATCGCAAGCCAAATCACTTTGAAAACTGAATCATCCGTCGGGAATACATTTCGTTTTTTAATCACGCGACGAATCACGCTATTAAGCGATTCCACGGCATTCGTGGTATAAATCGCTTTACGAATATCAGCCGGATAATCAAAAAATGTGGCAATATTTGCCCAGTTATCTTCCCAGCCTTTCGCCACAAGCGGGTATTTTGCCTGCCATTTTTGCGAAAGTGCGGTCAGATTTTCGCGAGCCTGTGCTTCCGTCGGGGCTTGATAAACCTGCTTTAAATCTGCGGTGACGGCTTTGTAATCTTTCCACGAAACGAATTTCAAGCTGTTACGCACTAAATGCACAATGCAAAGCTGAAACTACGATACAATCTAGGTAAACAATTGGATAAACCGCATCAAGTGGGCGATTTTGCCATTCCATTACGCGTTCTTTCACGGCGTCGGTAACGCGAGAAATCAGGCTGCTTGACACATCCGCATCATAGAGTTCTTTGAACATTTCAACGATTTCCTGATTACTTAACCCTTTGGAATATAAGGCAATAATCTGCTCATCCATTCCTGTGATGCGGGTTTGGTTTTTCTTGATAAGTTGCGGTTCAAAGGTGCCGTCACGGTCACGAGGCGTCTCAATTTCTATCTCACCTTCATCACAAATGACGGTCTTAGATGTGTAACCGTTACGTGCATTTTTACCTTTTCTAGGCTGATGTTTTTAGGTTTTTGGCAAATTCCGCTGCCAAGGCGTGAAGTTGTTTTTCGTTCATAATAAAATACCTGTGTCTGAATGTATTATCTCAGAAACAGGTATTTACACAAATTGTGGGAGAGGCTCCCAAAAAACTATACATAAAAACAGAGGTTATCTCTTACTTTGAAAGGCACAAACAAAAGAAAAATAGAATTTAACCTAATATCCCTGCAACATCACTCATATCAGGGGCATAATAAGTATTCAATAATATTTTAATATCCCTATGCCCTGATATTTTAGCCAATGTCATCACATCTACTTTTTTAGCTAATCGAGATAAGGCTTCCCGTCTTGTATCGTGGAAATGTAAATCTTGATCTGCCAAGCCTGCCAACTCTTTCATCTTACGAAAGATTGCATCGTGAGAACTTGACTTAACTTGAAAAACAGTTTGATTACACTCAGATTTCACTTTTTCCAAATGACGCAAAATCTTAATTGCAGTAGAAGATAAAGGAACTGTTCTCGCAAAGCCATTTTTAGTTTTTGGTAAAAATGCTGTTGATTTATTAAAATCAACATCTTCCCATTTCAAATTACAAATCTCACCGACCCTCATAGCTGTTTCGATAGCAAATAGAATAGACGCTCCCACTCGACTAATCATTGTTTCTGGCTGCTTATCAAAATCAAATCCAGACACAAATAGCAATCTATCTATCTCATCTTGAGAATAACGCCTTGTCCGTGGCGGTGGCTCTTTTGGTTTATCAACAAGGGATAATGGATTACTTTTTAGAAACTCCCACTTAATTGCTTGTGAAACAACGGCAGATAAACTAACTCTTTCTCGAAGAACACTTAAAACAGATACTTCGGTTAATCTCTTGTTTTGCCATTTCTCAAAATGCTCTTTGTTTAAATCTTCTAGCTCAACACGCCCTAAAGGTGTTTTAGCAATACGATTTAATCTCAAACTTTCTTCTCTTGCTCCACCTTTATTTACAGTCACTTCCGCAACATATTTATCAATTAATTCTGCAAAAGTCATCTTAGGGATAGAGCTATATTCTCCAGCTTCAATTTGAGATTCAACACTTATAGCCCATCTACTCGCCTCTACCTTAGTTGAAAAAGTAGCATTTTTACGAATACCTTTTTTATTAATCTGTACTCGCCATTTATCCCCTCTTTTAATGATGGTAGCCAT